CCCGAAGGAGACTTCTTAGAGAATGATGATTTTAACCTAGATGACGAAGAATAAGATGAGTTTAGAATTACCTAAAAAGTACTCACGTGAGCAGTGGGAAAGAGGGGGCAGTCGTCCCGAACACGAGAAGTTTATTGGGATGCCTGTAACAAGTTGGTCACAAGTAGAATCTTGGACTGCCAAGAAAGGATTCAACACGGGTATGGCAGGTAACAAGGAGTATATGATTAGATACTTCTTAGGTGAGCGATTCCCTGATATGGGTTGGGGGCAGTTCGGTACTGAGGTAGAAGATTGTGTGACTCTTGGGCAATGTGAGCCATTCGATGATGAGGAGATGATTATCCTAAGAGATGTCAAGCCTTTGGGTATATTCCAAGATGAGATAGTTGTAGACTTTGGAGACTTTTGCCTTCTTGGTTATATTGATGACAGAACAGAAGAGAAGGATGGGATTGTAGAGATAGTCAGAGACTATAAGACTAAATCAAAAAGTTCTAAGGCTGACTTGCATGACCCAAAGAAACTACAATTAGAATTGTATATCTTAGGTCTTCAGCAGAGAGGTCTTGAGGTGAAGAGAGCCGAGTATCTCATTATAGAAAGACTTGGAGGTAGAGAGTGTATGAATGGTGGAGGAAGAGAGTCTCTTACTGTAGGTAATAACATTTGGAAAGAGAAATATCTATTCTCTCAGAAATCAATAGAAAGAGCAGAGTCTATTGTTAGAGAGACAGTCAAAGAGATATCGGACTATTACAAGATATTCAAAGCACTTAATGTTAAGTAAAAAAGATTATATTAACTTGTACCGAGGTACTCATGCAACACAACAAACTAAAGCACAGTTCTTGAATATGTGGTGTCAGCAAGAGGGCAAGAGTATGGATGAATTGGTTTGGGTTTTACAACACATACCAAATGCTTTCCATATTATCGCACAAAACTTGGATAATAAATATAAAGTTAGTATATTAGTGAACGATAACGGAGAAATTTTAAAAGTAGTATGAGCGAAAAAGCAAAACAAATTGTAGATAAAATAGTCAGTTGCAAAGATGAATTGTGTGCAGTTGACATTATAAAGGAAGTCATAGATAACTTACGTGTGTCTAAGAATTACGAAAGAATGGTGGAGGTAGAAGGAGGTATTCGGGAACTAGAAGGTGCTTTCGCAGAACTCCAAGAGGAGTTCCACAGAATGGAGTTACCTAGACAATATACTCTTGTACAAGAGACAAGAACGAGAGCCAACTTCATTTATCGTGAGTTGGTAGATAATTATGTTCACGAGGTCAATCGTGTGAAGATGCTTCTTGAGGAATCCAAGACAGTTGAAAGAGCAAAGGCTCTTGATTACTTAAAAAAGCATGAGGAGTACTCCAACATAGCCAAGTCATCTATGCGTGACTATCTTGGAGCATCTCCTAACTATGAAGAATGGATTAGAGATTATTCTATGGCATATGCAAATTATCAGTATTTGTCTAAAGTATTAGAAAGTGTTCGTATATTTACCGACACTTGTGCATCCGAGCTGAGGGGTCTCGGTGTGGTGGAGAAAACAGATGTAAAGTAAATTTTTAAAATCAGTATTATGACACATTATTTGAAAGTAAGTTTTAAGGATGGGAGTATTTATGAGACTTCCAAAGAACCTCAAGAGGGTTTTGAAAAGAATGAATGGAGCGTTGCAGGACGTTCAGGTGTTAACTACAAGAAGGTGTATCGTAAGCCTATATCAGGAGCATTAGTTTCTATTAAGCATCGAGACACTAACTTTGGGCAGACTCTTGCTGTAGTATTACGTAACGAGGATTACTTCCAAATCGAAGTTCCTTTAATGGATAGAGATGAGATTTCTCCTTTTGCTGAGAACATCATTCGTCAGTTACCTAATCTACAGAAAGGTATGGAGTATGATGTGACAGGATTTGTCTATCAACCCGAAGGTAGTAAGTATCAGTATCGTGGTCTTACTTTCCGTAAGGATGGCACAGAGAAAGTAGAGAAGGCACTTACATACCAAACTGCAAACAATCCCGATGGTGATATCCCACCAATCGAATGGAAAGAAAGTATGGGCAAGAAGAAGCCTAACTTTGAGAAGCGTAACGATTACTTGTATAACTTTATGAAGAAACAACTAAGTGAGAACTTTGGCGAATCTCAAGACGTACCCTCAACACCTGAACCACCAAAAGTAGAGGAGAAAAAACCAAATGTAGAAGATTTACCATTTTAATTTAGATTATGACTTTAGAAGAAATATACAAGCGTTACGCAATCCTTGAGCAGAAGCGCAGGGACATCGAGAAGGAGCAGTCTGAACTCAAGCAAAGATTGAGTGAAGATATGCCCGAAGAGGGTACGAAGTTCTATTATGGCTCGTACTCTTGGCAGAATCGAAAGAAGTGGTCTTACTCTGAAAAGGTAACTGAAATGGAGGCTGAGTTAAAGTCTCTAAAGAAGTTAGAAGAGAAGGAGGGGACTGCTACTTTCGAGGAGTCAAAATCAGTTGTGTACAGACACAACAAACCAGTAAGAGAGGAGTATCCTTTCTAATTACAATTGTTACAAATTTGGATATTCCGAATGTAATACCTATATTGGGGGGCATTAATACCCATCGAATTTTTCGGTGGGTTTTTTGTCTAAACTTTTTTAAAATTTAACTATGTATTTAAACTCTAAGGATTTAGGGAAGAGGTATTCTATTTTCCCATTGTCCCATACTGATTTGTGGGATTATTATAAAAAAGCAGAAAAGCAAACGTGGGTTGCCGAGGAGGTTGACTTGAGTTCTGATGACTTCGATGCGTTGTCAGAAGATGAAAAAAGTTACTTAAAAAACATCCTTGCATTCTTTGCTATCTCTGATGGTCTTGTGATAGACAACTTGGCTACCAACTTTATGAATGAAGTAGAGCTACTTGAAGCTCAGTATTTTTATGGGCATCAGACATTCATAGAACAGGTTCATGCCAATGGTTATTCACTCCTTATTGATACATACATCAAAGACAACCAAGAAAGAAACGATTTATTTAATTCAATGTCTACCAACCAAGCAGTAAAAGACAAGGCTTCTTGGGCAGAGAAGTGGATTGACCATCCATCATTCGCTCACCGACTTGTAGCATTTGCTTGTGTGGAAGGTATTGCTTTCTCCTCTGTATTCGCAGGAGTGTTTTGGTTTAGGTCACGTAACAAGATGAATGGCTTGGGTTCTATGAACGAATTAATCCTTAGAGATGAATCCTTGCATTATGAGTTTGCTCAGTACCTATACAACAACTACATCAAGGATGAGTACAAAATTCCTACTCACGAAATTCAGAAAATCATTCTTGAGTGTTTCGATGTAGAGCAGAAGTTTGTTTTAGATAGTATGCCTAATGGCTTACAAGGTCTTACAAAGGAAGAGATGCTGGAGTACGTTAAATACGTTACTGATATCGTCTTAGAAGACTTCGGATGTGGTAAGTATTTCAATGTTAGAAACCCACTTGACTATATGGCTCGTATTGGGTTGTCAGCGAAAAACAATTTCTTTGAACAAAGAACAGGTCAGTACACTAGAGTAGATATCCCTACTACTACTGAAGGTATGTTCACAGACGAGTTTTAAGATGAGAATTACCAAGAGAGACGGAAGTAGTCAACATTTTCTTCCTAACAAAATTTTAACTAGAATTAAGAATCGCTCTCAAGGTTTGAAGGTTGATGCTCACGAACTTTTTCAGAAGGTTATCCCATCTATCAAGGATGGGATGACCACTACTGATATCGATGAGCTTATCGCATTTACTTCAGCCGATATGGTGACTACGCATCCTGACTATAGTTTGCTAGGAGGTAGACTGCTACTAAGTAGATTATCTAAATTAATTGATAAGCCTCTTCAACCTGTTGATGAGACATACGATTTCTTTGGTGCTATTACTTTCTTGAAGAAGTATTCTAAGAAGGTTGATGGTTCTCCATCGGAGTTACCCTCTTGTATGTACGAGAGAGTGGCTAAACACTTGGCAAAAGATAAGAAGGAATATAAATTATTTGCAGACGAGCTGAAGACTAAACGAATCAACTGTGCTACACCTATCTATACCAATGCAGGTATCGAAGGCAGAAACGGAATGATATCGTGTAACCTCACTCACTTGCAAGAAGATAGCATTGATGGCATCGAAAACACTTTAACTAAAATAGCTTACGCTTCGAAGGAAGGTGCAGGTATCGGTCTTATGATAGATAACTTGAGAAGTAAGAAATCAGATGTGACTTCTTTTAGTGCAAAGGCAGGAGGGATTGTACGTTTCGCTGATATGGTTCAGTCCAAGATGCGTTTCTACAAGCAAGGTACTCGTTCAGGCTCTTGTGCGTTATACCTATCGGTTTGGCACAGAGACATTATGGACTTCTTGGAACTTACTCTTCCCGTAGGACAAGAAGAACTTAGAACAAGAGACTTATTCTTGTCTGTAACTATTAACGATTTATTTATGAATAAATTGTTGAGCAATGAACCTTGGCATCTGTTCTGCCCTAAAGTGTTGAAAGACAACGGGTTACGTCCTCTTGAAGACCTTTGGGGTGAGGAGTTTGAAGCAGAATATCAGAAGGCAGTTGACCTTGGTATTGGTCACGAAATATCACCTAAGAAAATTTGGGACTCAATAATCAAGTCTCAAGTGGAGTCAGGTAGACCTTATGTGTTCTTTAAGGACAATGCTAACAGAAAGAATATGCAGAGTAATATCGGTGTAATTAAACAAAGTAATTTATGCATCGAAATTATGGAAGCATCAAAGCCTTCGTACACACCACAATGTACCCTTGGCTCAATTAACTTGTCTGAGCATGAGAGTGAGAAGACTATCAAGCACAGTGTCAAGGTTCTAACTAGAATGCTTAACCGAGTCATAGACAAGAATAAGTGGTCTGATGATTGGAGCAAGAATGCAGGAGAAGACCAAAGAGCGTTGGCTATTGGTGTGGCAGGGATGGCAGACTTCTTCGCAAAGAAGAAAATTAGTTTTGAGTCAGAGGAAGCCGTTGATTGGCAACACAAGATATTCGGAACTATGTATGAGTCTGCTGTAGAAGAAAGTCAGAAGATGGCTGAGGAAGAAGGTGTGTATCCTGCTTGGGAAGGGAGTCCTTACAGTAAAGGAATTATGTACACAAGTAAAGTAACAGGCAGAGTGTTAGCTCCTTCCCAGAGAGAGCCTATTAAAGTTCGGAACTCTCTATTCTTAGGGCTTATGCCTACGGCAAGTTCTTCTATCTTACTTGGAGTGTTCGAAAGTTTCGAACCTGTGACAAGTAACTTGTTCACAAGAAGAGTTGGTCAAGGCGAGTTTACTGTAATTAACAAGTATCTTGTAAGTGAGTTAGATGATTTAAAATTATGGAATCAAGAGATGATGGATAAGATTATTGCCAATGGCGGTTCTATCCAAAACATCGTAGAGATACCTGAAGATGTGAGATACCGATACAAAGATGTGTGGGAGATATCACAGAAGACTCTGCTTGATTTAGCATCTATTAGAAATATGTATGTAGACCAAAGTCAATCAATGAATGTATATCACAAGGATGCAAAGTATTCTAAGATATCAAGTGCATTGATGTATGCTTGGAAAAAAAGATTGAAGACAGGGGTTTATTACACTAGAACCAAGTCAAAAATTGAAAATAATGCTAAATTAGCAGGAGTAAGTAAAGAAAAACCAAAAGACTCTCAGTTTGAGTGCTTTGGATGTAGTAGTTAAAAGCAACAAATATGGCTTATATAGAATCAAGTTTCCCACCTATTGATGTGTGGGTAAGAAGAGAATACTTATATGACATGGAAGAACATCACGGAGAGTTTGACAGAGGTCGCATGGTGTCTGTTAAATGTTTAACTGGGCAAGTTCCTCTATTTCAAGTGTTACTAGAAAATGGCGTAATGAGAGACAAGCTACCTTGTTCTGCTTTCGTGGTGTTTGACAGAGAGATAGACCCTACTGAAGCTCCTGCTATGGCGTTTGACCACTTATGCCTTTGGAACTCTTTCAGTAAGAACTTCTCAATAGTGCAACTTAACTATTTGGGTAGTGTAACTGCATCGGCTTTTTTAAAAGATAAAAAGTGGTATGATGGTGAGTACTTTGCTACCATACAATGGGCAGGAGACACTAATGAAAACGCAGACCTTACGTTGAGTGAAACACCTCACGAACATAAGTCTCATCATATTATACTTTTACACAATGGTAATATCGCATTACAACCTAACAATAGAGTAAGATGGATAGAGCCTTCTTTTACCACTAAGGAGTTCCCTGCAAGACCTGACTATAAAGTATGTACTCAAACTTTCAATGCTGAGGGATACGAGAAGTGGGTAACAGAAGACAGCGATAGATATATGTATGGTACAGAAGAAGTAAAAGATGAAATGGGTGATTAGTGTGGTAGTATTTCACATCTGTTGCTTTGTTGCTATGATGTTGGGACATTTAATTAAAAGAAAATAAATAATATGGAAAAAAGTGCTTTTTATACACCATTGATGGAGGGGCTTACGATTAGAGAGTCACATATACATGGTCTTGGTTTATTTGCTACAAAGCCTATCAAAGCTAAGACGGTTTTAGGCGTTTCACATAAATTTGATGAAAGGTTTCAAAACAACTATATTAGGACTCCACTAGGAGGCTTTATTAATCATAGCGATGAACCTAACTTAGTTCTTATAGATAATGAAGCAGAGGGACTGTTAAAAGACCTTAAGTATGTCAGAACTATTAGGGATATACAAGCAGGAGAAGAACTTACTTTAAAATACACACTATACAATGTTTGTGGAGGCACAGACTTTGATACCAAAGGTGCGTGTGTAGATATGATATAATGGAGCGTAAGTTATATCCTTGTAAAGAATGTGGTGCAAAAGTACCTGTCAGAAGTAAAGGCTTATGCTCTCCTTGTAGAGAGATGCAAAGAAGAAGTCAAGGAGAAGAAACTATGTTGACTAGAAAGACACCAATCAAAAAATCATTTAAAGTAGACCAGGAGCGTAAAGAAAAATTAAGTAAATTCTTTGAGGCTCACGTAAACTTTCTCAAGAGTAATCCTTTTTGTTTCGAAACAGGTGAGCGTATTTATGACCCATCTCGTCTGAATATAGCTCATCTGTTTCCAAAAAGAAAGTATCACTCTGTAGAGGACCACAGCAGTAATGTTGTGTACCTATCTTGGGATGCACATACACGTTTTGATAGGCTTGTGGATACTAACAATTTTGATAGATTGCAAAAAGAGTTTCCAAAAAGTTTTGAAAGAATGAAAAAAGTGTTACCTTTGGTAGAAGAAAAAGGATTATTAAAAACTAAATTAGAAGAATGGCTTTCACATTACGACCATACCAACAACAAGCAGTAGATGCTTGTATAGATTTTATACAAAACAGCACAGCAAAGAATGGACTAGTAGTCGCACCAACGGCTGCGGGAAAGAGTTTGATTGTTGCTAACGTAGCAAGAGCATTGGGGGAGAAAGTTTTGTGTCTTCAACCTTCAAAGGAATTACTAGAGCAAAACTATGCTAAGTACGTATCTTACGGAGAGGAGGCAAGTTTATTCTCTGCATCTGTTGGAGTGAAGGAGATAGGTTCTGTGACTTTTGCAACCCCTCGAAGTGTATTTAATTCCCTAGAGGAGTTCCAAGAAGCAGGAGTTAATTATATCATTGTAGATGAGTGTCACTTACAAACGAAGGTCAATTCACAAATGCACAGAGCGATAAAAGCACTTAGACCTCGCAAAGTAATTGGATTAACTGCAACTCCTATATTCCTAACCAGTTATATGGGGCAGTCTGTGTTACGTATGATGAATAGAACTGCAAAGTCTTTCTTCAGAAAGATTATACACATAACTCAAATACAAGACCTTGTAGAAAAAAGGTTTTGGAGTCCATTGGTATATGAGAATAGATTCGTTGATGACTCTATGTTAGTTCTAAATAGTAATGGTTCTGATTATACAAACAATTCCTTACTACGTATGTACGAGGAGAACAATACCAAAGCAAACATTATAAGTGAAGTAGAGCGATTGGTAGATGAGGGTAGGAAATCTATATTGGCTTTTGTCCCTTCTATCGAAGCTGCTGAGGAGTTAGCAGAGTTAGTACCTAATAGTGCTTCTGTAAACAGCAAAACTCCTAAGAGACAACGTAATAAGATTATCGAAGGGTTTAAAGATGGCTCTATCAGAGTGGTATTCAATGTACTTGTATTATCTGTAGGATTTGACCATCCTGAGTTAGATGCTATCATCCACGCTAGAGCTACTAATTCGATGGCTATATACTACCAAACCTTGGGTAGAGGGGTGCGTATCGCTCCCAACAAAAAGGATTGTAAGATAATAGACTTAGCAGGTAACTCTTTGAAATTTGGTAAGATAGAAGAACTTAACTTTGAAGATATTGATGGGTATGGGTGGGGTATGTTTGCAAAAGAAAGACTTGTTACGGGTATCCCTATGTCTGAAGGGTTGTACACCGATAAGGAGTTTCTACGATATAAAAAACAATCTAAAAGGTCTGACTTTAACTTGATGTTTGGTTTCGGTAAATACAAAGGAGAGCCAGTAGAACAAGTTTGGTATAAAGATAAAAATTATGTAATGTGGGTTACCTCAGATAAATTTGAGCCAAGTACCCCCAGCGCAAAGGCATTTAAAAGTGGTGTTTGCGAATTTGTTAATATAAAATTATTTGCGTAATGTCAAGTAAAAAATTTGAAGTAAAAGACTGCTGTCTTTACATATATGGGAAAGAGGTTAGATGTGAAGATGACCTAGTTAGATTAGCAGGACTGTTAGCTACAGGTTCAGTTCCTGACTACATCGATGTGTATGATTTGGAAGATGATGAGTTATTACAGCTAGAAGAAGTTCTAAGCAAGGAGATATTTTTTAAAGGGGATTGTTTGACCCCTGACGAGAATCCTGATGAATGAATTATATCATAACAAACAATCGTCCTTTCTTTGAGAAGATAGGAGCGTACAATTATTGCACCTTAGAAGATATGGTGCTACCTGATGTTATTGCGTTTGACTCGGAGACTACCTCCCTCAAACCTATAGACGGTCATATGTTCTCTGTGCAGATAGGTACAGGGAAGGACAACTATATTATAGACCTTCAACAATTAGGAGGAGAGATAACATTTGATGAGGTGGCTCCTTTCCTGGAAGGCAAGACATTGGTTGGTCACAACCTTACATTCGACCTTGGGTGGTTATACAAATATAACTTTGTACCTAAAAAAGTTTACGATACATTTATTGCAAGTAAAATACTTTACAACGGAAACGGTTTAATTACAAGACACGGTTTTGGTTTTGTGATGGAGCGTGAGTTGGGTATCAGCTATGATAAGAGTGAGCAAAAGAACATTGCTAAGACCCAATTGTCAAATCCAAAAGCTATTCGATATGCTTTCAATGACGTAGACAAAGTATTAGAATTAGTTAAAGTTTTAGGGGAAAGGTTGCGAGACAGAGGATGTGTACCAACATTCAAGCTACATTGTCGATATATCAGAGCTCTTGCCTATATGGAGCAGTGTGGTATCCCAATATCAGAAGCTAAATGGAAAGATAAAATTGAGCAAGACAAGATTGCTCTAGAAAAAGCTAAGGATGATGTGGTCAAATTTGTCTATGACGAGTTACCTAAATATAGGGACAGACAGATAGATATGTTTGATAGCTCTCCACGTATCATCCCCTTATTGTCGTCATCTCTACAAATGATTCCTATCTTTGAGGAGTTTGGTATTGATGTACAATCGGATGAGAACCCTGACAAGAAGACTCTACACAAGGATGTTCTTAGGAGAAGTAGCCACCCTTTCGTAGAGTTATGGTTAACATACAAACAAGCAGAGCATGATGTATCTACATACGGAGAAAACATTTTAAATAAAATTAAAGATGGCAGAATTTATACTGATTTTAATCCTGTGCTGGATACTGCTAGAATTTCTACTAGGCGTGGCGGGGTTAATATTCTTAATTTTCCAGCTAATAAGAGAACTAGGGATTGCTTTGTGGCTACACATGGATATAAAATGGTCGTGGCTGACTACGAAGGCCAAGAAAATGTGGTCGGTGCTGACCTCCACCAAGATGCAATGATGATATCCTCAATCAAGAATGGAGATGATTTACACTCTGCATTCGCAAGATTGATATTCCCTGAACTGCAAGAATTAACTGACGATGAAATTAAAAACAACCATAAAGATAAAAGGCAGTTCTCCAAAGCACCTCGCTTCTGTTTCTCGTATGGTGGGACAGGCTTTACAGCAGCTAAGAGTCTTAATATCGAGGTAAAGGAAGGGGAACGATTAGAACAGCTATACAAAGAACTACATCCTGGAGTATATACTTGGGGCAGAAAGAAACTGCAAGAATCCATTGAGAATGGGTGGGTAGAATCAGCAGATGGTTTTAAATTAGACCTTCCTTGGTTTGACCAATTCCTTGACCTTAAAAAATGGATGGATGCTACAGGAGAAGCTGATAAGAAGCTGTACAAGGCAGGTAAAGTAGAAGCTAACAAGAAAAAAGAGGCTGAAGAGAAAGGAGAGACATATACCGTAGTAAACAAAGAGGCATACAAGGTATATACAAAGATGAGACCTAAACTTTCTAAGTACTTTTCTTGGCAAGGAAAATACTTCAGGTTGGCCTTGAACAACCCTGTTCAAGCGACTTCAGCACATATGACAAAACGAGCCGCTTGTTTACTTTTTGATTATATAGTAGACAATGGACATTTTCGAAAGGTAAGAATATGTAATATACCCCATGATGAATTTGTTCTTGAGGTGGATGAAAGCCTAGTAGATGAGTATAAAAAAGTGCTTGAGGACTGCATGATTAAAGGTGGACAATACTATTTAACAAGTGGCTTAGTAGATATTAAGGCAGAGGCGAATATAGGAGACTCTTGGTACGAGGCAAAATAAAAGTATTTTGTAATAAATTTGGATAATTGATAAAATTGTAGTAACATTGTAATTATGAAAGAAGTACAAATAATAGTAAGAACTGATTCTGAGTTAAAAGAAAGAGTAAGAAAGGCGGCTGATAAGCTAGGACTTGATATGTCTTCCTATATTAGAATGGTTATAATAAAAGCAATGGAGCAAGACAATGGGAAAGTATCTGACAACTAAAGACTGGATTGAAAGGTTCAGAGATATGCATGGTGATAAGTTTTCTTATCCTGATGTAATTAAAGGTTCTAAAAATAGCATAAATGTTTTTTGTAATAAACATAATACTGAGTTTGAAACCTCTCCTCAATTACATTTAAGAAGTGTAAACACAGGCTGTAAAAAATGTTATGCCGATTACATAAGAGAAAGAGATAGTATAAAGCCTTTAGAAAAAATAAAAAAGTTTAAAACAGTTCATGGGGGTAAATACACTTATCACCCCGAAACCATTACTCTCTCTCAAGAAGATATGAAAATTACTTGCCCCACCCACGGAGAGTTTTGGCAACAACCATTACACCATCAGAGGGGGCATGGTTGTCCTAAGTGTGGTTACTACTCTGCTTACAAGAAAGACAGATGGGTAGAAAAGAGCAATGAAAAAAACCCTAAATTATATATCTTAGAATTGAATAAAGATGAGGAGGTGTTCTACAAAATAGGCATAACAGGGGATACTTTGGAGAAACGTTTTTCAGGAAGACTACCTTATGAATACAAAGTAGTCGCTATCGTGGAAAACGAAGCTTCTAAAATTTGGGAATTAGAAAAAAAATTATTACGTTTGACAAAAGAATACAAGTACACACCCTCTATTGATTTTGAGGGTATGACGGAATGTAGGACAGGTGGTGTAGAATTGTGTATTAAAAGTTTTGGAGAAGTGGAGGATAGCAGAGGAGGAAATTACTATCTTAGTAGTGGATTAGTGGAGATGGGGGCAGAAGCCAATATTGGCACATCATGGTATGAAGCAAAATAATTATGGAACATAAAGTAAATATGATTGATTGGAAATTAGTATTGATTACTGTATTGATGCTATGGGTTTGGGCATCGCTAAACAGTAAGACTGTAAACAATTATTACGATATAGAGACTGCTATAATTGTAGACTCTACGTTTGATTTGGATACAGCAGTTCTTATGGGCGATACGTTGTATGATTCTACGTATTCGTGGGATAGATTGCATTACAGGGATTATGATGCCCCTGATACTGTAACACTTCCCTTAGTGACTCACAAACACGAGTATTGTTACCCTGTAGATGGGAGAATGACAAGCGGATACGGATGGCGTTGGGGCAGAAGTCACGATGGTATCGACATAGCATACAATAACAGGGACACTACGAAAAGTATGTTTCCTGGAGTAGTAAGGTATTCAAAGAGGGGTTATAACGGAGGTTATGGTAACTTAGTTATTATAAGACACTTCAATGGTCTTGAGACTTACTATGCCCACCACAGAAAATTATTTGTAGAACAAGGAGACACACTAGAAGCAGGGGATGCAATTGGACTAGTTGGGTCCACAGGGCGTTCTACAGGTCCCCACCTTCACTTGGAAACAAGATTCTTAGGTGTGCCTATCGACCCTGAGTTGATTATTAACTTAGATGATTCAACCCTTGTGAGCGATAGTATTAATTTAATTAAAAAAGGTAGACACTATATTACCCATGGGATATAAAATCATAAAAAAAGTTAAAGTACACTCTCAATTACCTTCTTCTAGCGTATATTTGTTAGACAGTTTGGGAGTTGTACTAAACTTAGAATCGAAAGAAGAGGCTAAAAAACTAGTAGACCTCTTGAATGTTAACGCAGACAACAATACTGAGTATAGTGTCGCAAAGAATAAATAGTATGGGACAAAACACTAGAGACCCTTTAATGGATAATCCACACAGCCCAAAGAGGAGTGGCACTACACATCCTAAGTTCTACAACAAGAACATAGAAACTTGGGATTATATCGCAGCTCACAACTTGGATTTCTTCGAAGGGAATATTATCAAGTACGTGACTCGCCACAAATCTAAGAATGGTTTGGAGGATTTAGAGAAGGCAAGAGTTTATTTAGATAAACTGATTTCAATAACTTATAAAGATTACAATCATGGTTTATAGAATGGGAAGTAGAGGACGAATGGTAATGGAAATTCAGTCCTTTTTGGGTGCTATCGATGTAGATGGCATATTTGGTCCTCAAACAGAGGATGCAGTAAAGACCTTTCAAAAGGTCAGAGGTTTAGTAGTTGATGGGATTGTTGGTCCTAAGACACTAGAGGCGATGAGTCTGCTAGATACGGATTTGACCGTAGATAAAGCTATCGACTCGAAGTTTGCTTATGATACTCATTACCTGCCCACAGGAGAGTATCTAAACGGTCCTACCACAAAGGAGTATGCGTTCTTGCACTTTACAGCAGGATGGCATAACCCTTACAAGTGTATTGACCATTGGGGCAGAGATAGTAGAGGACGTATTGCAACTGAGTTTGTTTTGGGAGGTCCTTCTATTAAGGGTGACGATGATACATACGATGGCAGAATGGTACAGGCATTCCCATCAGGAGCGTATGCTTGGCACATCGGTAGAAATGGTTCTCAGTATATGCACGAGCATTCTGTAGGATTAGAAATTTGCAACTGGGGTTATCTTAAAGAAGGTAAGACTTGGGCAGGGGTAAAAGCAGACCCTTCTCAATTTGTAACTTTAGCTGAACCTTTCAAAGGTATGAGTCAGTGGCACAGGTTCTCAGATGCACAGATAGAGAAAGTTCGGGAGTGGTTATACTTCATTGCTGAGAGAGATGGTATTGATATCCGTGAGGGACTTCCTAGATGGATTAAGAAGGAAGGTGCTAAGGCTTTTGAATGGAAAGAAGAAGCGTACAGAGGTTTGATTAAGGGTGTGCTATCCCATACAAACACAAACACAGGTAAGTGTGATATTCATCCCCAACAGGAGATGATGGACATGTTAGTTAGTTTATAGATTATAGTAATGGAACTTTTAGTAATAGGTGGGATAATTGTGATTGTATTTGGAGTGATAGCTCTAGTTGATTACCTATTTCCCGATAAAAAAGATTGAGTATGTACATAAACTTTGATGTTCTCGACAAAGCACAGATGACATATCCTTCATTTGTTCTCCTTATTGCAGTCAAACAGAACGACTGTGATAAGCTGTGGATGGATTCTGACCATGTCGAGAAGTATATGAGCCTTCTTCTTAGAGAAGGTTTAGTGGAACCTCGTAAGAAAGATAATTGGTATAAGATAACTAAAAAAGGTAATGGCTTTCTAAGAGATGTTGGTACAGCAGGAATTAGTGATGAGATAAAAGCTACCTTCCTAAGATTAGTACAGCTATACAAAGACTATGGGCGTAACGTGGGTAGTGCTAACAAGGCACTAAAAATGTTTGCTCAGTTTGTTGAAGAAACAAAAAATTTGTTTACCTTTGACCATATTGTTGAAACAGTAGAGGAGTATCTTATGCAGACAGACCCCGAATACACGGCTAGATTAGACTTGTTTATTTGGAAGCCTTCGAATGCATACGCTAGGAAGTTTTCTATCGATGATAGCAGACTCTACACAAAATGTAAAGCCAATGCCAATTAAATCAGCTAAGGAGAAGACAGATGAGGCTGTAAGAAGTATAGCCAAGTTTCAGACAGGAGAGATTGCTCCTATATCTACAGGATTTGAGTGGTTAGATAGGCACTTGCTTGGAGGGTTTCTCCCTTCTACGATAATGACTATCGGAGGTTTGTCTAATCACGGTAAGACGTACCTGATGCAGAAGATTGAGAACAGTGTTATTGATAATAATACTGATGTCGTTCTATTGAGATGTAATTGGGAGTCTGCTGTATACAAGCTTCTTTTGAGGAAGATTACGCAGAAGACGGATATGAAGATGTCAGAAGTGCTGTTCAATACTCCACACGGAGACAACTTGACAGTCATAAAAGACATCTGTGAGCAAGAAAGGAGGGATGGATTGTACTATTATGAGGAACCTGTGACAGCTCGTCAGTTCGGAGATGAGGTGGCAGAGTTTTTGCAATCTAATATAGACAAGAAGGTAATGATTACCATCGACCACGTTGGCTTGGTAAAAGGAAGGGAAAAAGGAGAAATAGATGCTTTGTTCGAAGAAATGAACAAACTCAAGAAAAACCACCCATATGTATTCTTCCTACCTCTGATGCAGCTCAAAAGAGATTTACTCGATAGAGTTGGCAACCACCCATCAGAGGCACCACGCCAACTAGACTTCTACGGGTCAGACCAATTGTTTCAGTTGTCTGACTTGGTATTAGCGGTATACAACCCTTACAAGGTTGGAGCCACAGGAAAGTACATGGTGTTCTCTAAGTTCGCCTATCAGTACGTTGACGAGCAGTTCATAGAAGAAGGTGGTGGTAAGTATAACCATTTTATCCCTGAAGGGAATTATTTCTATCACATGTTGAAGTCTAGAGATATCGAAGATATGGAAGGATTCGAAGATGTGTGGGTAGAGAAGTTGTTTGATGTTAGGCAACCTGAAGAGGAAGAAAAAAATCCTCAACAAGTTGATGATACATTGAATGATATTTTGTAGATTTGTATTTTTTAATTTAAACCAATTATTATGGCAACTGAAGTAAAGACTTCACAGAACGGGGCAACTCCCCAAAATGATGACTTCAATTATGAAGCTATCGAACAGGAAATGTATGCTCCCGACACGGAGCTTACTATGTATGGTGCAGAGATGATGCAGATTAAGGGTAGATTGGAGAAGTTTCTCCATGACAATACCCAAGCAGTGTTCGGTGAAAATAACCAACCTATCGGGCACTTTATGCAACCTTACGCTCAACCAATCGCTGAGTTATATGGTATGATTTATCGTACTATGCACAGACGTTTCTTTGAGGACGGTCATACGATGAATTTCGATGATTATAAGAAAGCTATGCAGACTAAAGCTATGGAAGCTGAGGAAGCTGAAAACCAACAAGCAGAGGCTACTACTGAAGCCTAAGCTTATCATCTTTTTCCAGTGTGTGGGGAGCGAAAGCTCCCCTTTTTTTATGCCTAAAATATAAAATGTTTAAGGGCTACGTAAGTCATCGTGCCTAGAAGTCCTGCCATCAATGCCCAGCAAAAAAGATATAACTTCCACATTGCTTTTCCCCAACTCATAATTGTAATTTAGATTGTGATAAAGAGAGATTTAATATGCACTTCCTCCTATTTTAGCCTTACCCTCATCACCCTTACCTTTTTCTTTAGAAGACTTATATAACCACTGGCCAAACACACTAGGTCTGTATCTTATGTAATTAGATTCAGTTTTCCTAATTTGTGCAGGATTAGCTCTATACTCCATTGCACGGTGTAAGTTATAATATAGGGGAACATATCTATCAAACAACTCTCCCATCATACCAGTAAACTCACTTGGTGATTCTATACCAAGCACACTGATAATACCTCTGTCACTTTCTATTTCTGCCTTAGAACGAGTATCCTCTTCTGCAGTTGGGTCAAAACCTAAAATTTTAACAGTATCCCCAAGGAAAGATGTTAACTGACCTATAGCTGCACCTGGACCCATAATCTCTTGAGGAGTGAAAGCAGTACCAAAGAAAGTTGAACTGAATGTCTCATAGTACACTCTCGTAGCGATATACGATGCAAAGTTCAGTGCTAGAGAATCATCTTCTTCACCATCAGCCCCTTGTTGATAAGCCAACATAGTTAGAAGGTAAGCAGACAGTGCTGCGATGGTAAACATTCTAACATCAGCTCCCATTCTAATCCAGTTCCTTTTCTGTGCTTCAGAAAGGTCTGTATTGTCTAATAGAGATAACACAGAGTTGTTAGCTGCACTAAAGTTTGCTGCAGATAGTGCCATAGCACCAAGAGCTTTAAATAAATCTTTTCCTTTCGTACCTCCAAATACAGTGTTATACACCCCTTCATCATAGATACCTGTTACTGGGTCGAATCCTCCCCTCTTAAGCCTAGAGCCTAAAAATACAGATAAGTAATTTTTGAAAGGGAAGAAAAGAGCGAGCTCAGGTCTTCTTGATAGAAGGGCAGCTTGAGAGCCCTCTAAGTTAGCATCTATCTTAGATTTAGCTGTTTTTGCTAATTCTTTTGCTTGTGCCTCTACCATTTGATAGCTTTTAGGGTCAAATCCCTCTTTCTTAAGTGCTTCTTTATTTAAAACTAGTCTTTCGCCCTCTCTAGTCAAGAAATTGTCGTATGTTTTGTCACTCAGCTTATCCCATTGTTTTTCTATTTGGTCACGAGTCATGTTAGTCTCCTCAAGTAATTTATTTACAAAAGCAGCATGAGTCAAAAATTTACCATCATACAACCTAAAGTTATCTAAAGCAGCTGTAACAGCCTCAACGGATTGTATTTGGTTAAATATTTGGAATCCTGTAATATTACCTGGTTTAAAACGTCTTGCTGCTCTACGTCCCCTACTTAGAGTAGTACCTGTGAACATCTCTTCTACGTCTCTTTTCAACCCTGCATACTGGATAAGCAAAGTTGCTCTGTTTCCAGGGATAAATTGTCCTGTATTTTCATCAAAAATAGACTTACCTGTATCAAGTAAATATTTCCTCCTTGCTCTACGTCTACTTTTTTCCGTGAATAATTTACCTTCTCTACCTACGGCCCTAATCATCAATCTAGATGCAGCATAAGAAGTAGCAGGTACAAACGGGTTACCTGACATGAGAAGTCCTTTACTATACTTAGTAAGAGCTTTGACTGTCTTTGCAGCATTCACTTGGTTACCACCTATGTTAACATCAGTTCCTATTAGCGCACCACTAGTTAAGTTACCAAAAATGTCTCTATCAATCATCTCACGCATGGTCTGTGCGTAATTACTAGTACCTTTACGTTTAAGTATCCCAGGACCAGTCTCTGCATATACATTCTGCTCTAGCATGAACAATGCCATCTGTGCTTTCATTAATGCTCTAGACCTACCTATGTATCTAAATCCTGCATCCATGTATCTACCCATAGAGTAAGCAACATCTTGCGTGAGTTCCTCTTGTGGTTTTTCTATGTGGAAATATCTTGGAATTGCTCTAGACCCTCTTACTGCTTGTTTGCTGCCATCAGGTCTTGCTGCACCAAATTCTTCATCCGTAGAGTCAATAACGAATGTTTCTTTAGCCCAAGTTTTAAATGAGCCAGGAATAGTAGATGGGTCTGTGAGACCTTTATAAAGTCTTTCATTAGCAATCTTTCTTACTTGAGGTCTTAAGTAGTAATGGTTGTTTAACCCTTGATATCTATCAACATCGTACTTAGTTTCTTGGTAGTACGTAAGAAGGTCAAATACATCTGTATTTCTAGTAGCTACGTCTGACCAAGGGTCAACTGACTTTTTAATTCCAAAATATTCAAAATATTTGTCATCTCGGTACTTTTCCATTGCCCAAGCACTGGGTTGATGAAACTTACCTATTAAATCAGAATTAAAATCAGGATTTAACTCTTTAGATTCGCCTGTCATACTCTCCCACACGAAAGATGGTCCTTTTTCTTTTGGAACAAGTACGCCATCCTTGTATTTTTTGAACGTAACGTAGTAAGCATCTCTAGGTATAGGGAATACGCCATCTGATTTTCCTGGAGCTAATTCTAATGTTCTGAGCCAATCTTGTAGTTGGGAGCCACCTGTTTCATTATCTAGTTGCAATAGCTGCAAAAATTTTGCTTTAAACGACTGATTAGGTACAGCTTCGAATGTGAAAGGGCTTGTCCTTTCTTGATTCATTACAAATTCACCTCGTGGGGTGTTCTTTGTTCTTGGTCCAACTAAAAAAGATAAGTATTCGTCTATCTTTCTAACTTCTGCTACAGCAAGTTCGTTTCTACTAAAACTAGTTCCATCTACCTCATTATTAAGTTTAGCAGACCTGTAGGGGGCTAAAATAGTTCTTCTTTTTTCCTTGAGAGCTTCATACAGAAATGAAGGAGTGATGTCCGATTCAGCTATATTCTCAGTGTTTATCATAGCTCTTATAGATGCTATAGTAGCATCATACTTAATACTTGCATCTCTCAGTGCTTCTTCATCTATCTCTACAGGTTCTGCCTGAGTTTCTACGGATTCTTCAGCATAAGTTTCTATAGAAAATACTTTTTCCCAAGCTTTAAAGTTTTTAGAATTTTCTCCATATTCTGCTTTGACCTTCTCTCTAGCCACGTAGTATGCATCTTTTGCTGCTTCCGACATCTCACCACCTTGGAAAGATTCATAATAATCCTGTAAGTCAAGGGCAGTGGCCAACTCACCACCTGTCTTTGGTCTAAAAGCTGCATTGTAAAGACTAGATTCTAATTTAATTTGTTTTTTAATCTCATCTAAAGCATCTAAATCTCTCGTAGAGAAATTATTTACAAATTCTCCTGTATCAGGGTCTCTATATCTTGAATATATCTCTGCTTTAGCCTTAGAAAACTTAGCTATGCTTCTTTGAGCATCTTGCGTTCTTGTTTTAAGGCCGCTGACAGGGTTCACTGTGTCTCTTTCTCTTCTTCTGTTGTCAGGCTTTTCTACGTACCTGCTCATCAAAAATTTCTCGTTGACTTTTTGTAATTCTTCAGCTTGCTCTGAAAGAAGTTCTTGTCTTTTAAAATTTCCTTCGTCTGTTGTAGTATCTAGTTTAGATATTTTCTCTTTGTACTTGTCTTTTATTTCTTGCTTGGCATCATTGAAGTCTTTCATAAAAGCTCCTATATCGATAGGGCTCCTGAAATAAGAACCATTAACAGCTTTCTCAAAAAACTCTTCCTCACGGCCAAACATATTAGTTTCTCTGAGTTTTTGTACAAAATCACTAAAGTAAGATTCTGTCATACCATTAGCGTTATTTTGCTCCTCTCTTATAGCCATGAGGCCATACGACAATATAGGATTAGAAATCATATCAGACCCTGAGAATAGATAAGAAGCAGCCATTGTCATATCCTTTAAACCCGCACCCGACAACATCTTAGCTTCCAAATCTTTAATCATAGATTCAGTAGCTCCTTTTTGTCTAGCTAAATCGATAATGTCTGATTTTACTTGAGCTCTAATTACCGAATCCACAACGGGCCTCAGTTGGGCAGTCTGTGTTCTAATTGCTTGAGATAGGTCTTGTAACCTTACAACATCATTAGGGTTAAACAAGTCACTTGCAGCTGCATCTGTTAAGAAGGCATCAATAACATCCAAGTCAGTAGTCACATCACTCATATAAGTGATTAGATTCATAACATTAGGAGTGGGTATTTTTTCTAGAATTAAATTTGCTTTAACCTGTGGCGATACATTAGCAGATGTTTGTGGGTTACCAGCATTGGCTTGCCTTAAATCTTCTATCACCTGACGTTCAGCTCTATCGAATATATCAGCAGCCTTTTCAACATCGGAACGCATGATACCTAAAAACTGAGCACTACTTTCCAATAACTGATGGTCAAGTGCTTTTTGCACAATCTCATTCATTTGGTTACTCTTAGACAGTCCCTCACTCTCAGTACCTAAAAGTCTCAAGTACTTTGTTTGATATGAAGCCATTGAGGTAGCAAGACTCTGACTAAGCCTTTGCATGGTAGGGTCAGCTTGTAAGCTAAAGTAAAACTCATTACTTTGCCTTTCAGTAAACATACCTGTTTGGTTAGGGTCAACAACCCCACGAGCTATATTATCTATTGTTTGACCAAACTCTTCAAAGAATTGTACATTACCTCTGTTTGGTGTAAATATATCCAAGAAACGATTAAAAAAGTCTCTAAGAATACTGAATATACCAGTTTCTACTGAGTTGGATGCACTGCTTTGGTCAAAGTTATCCTGTATTTTATCAGCAAGTATTTTACCTAGAACCTCTTTTCTTACTTTACGCTCAAGGGCATCTCCCTCCAAACCTTTTGCTCCCTGAGTCTTTTTACTATACGCATCTCGGTAGTTAGCTGCATTCGCTTTGTATGCGTTAGTTTGGTCTATGTTCTTGAGCATGTTTTCAAGAACTTCTTGGTCGTTAAAGAATTCGATTGCAAAGTGAGCAACCTCCTCTGTTAGAACAGATAAATCAGCTTCATTACTAAGAACAACGACTTTGTTAAGCATATCAGCTAAACCATTTGCCTCTAACGGTACACCAAATCTCTGTTCGTAACTCTTTTTATAATCGTCTAAACTAACTAAATTAATTCCTAGTCTATCTAGGAACCCTGTTAGTTGCCTCATTTTATCTTGTTCTGACATGTCAAGAAGGCTTCTAGCCTCTTCTAGGGCTGCATCTTGCATATCTCTAAGGAGCATGTTTTCAACTGCTTCTGATAAACCAGGTATATCTTGTATTTGTCCTCCCTTCTTGACTTTCTCGTACTCTTTTCGTACATCTACCTCCATTTCTTGTCCTTGGAGGTTTTTAAAGGTTTTAACATCACTAAATATTTGATTGGCATGATTCTCGTCCATCATCATGTAGACCTTGCCATTCTGTTCAAAAAATGTAAGGAAGTCTTTAGTTCCAAACATCTCCTCAGCAAACCCTTCTATCACCCCTTCAAAAAGAGGGTCTTGTAATTCAAACACAAAAGAATTATTGGGAGTAGTAACGCTAACATTACCTCTTCTCAAATCTAATTTAACTGCTTTATTTAAAGCTCCTTGACTGCGGTACACTTGCCCTTTATACACATAGTGAGGGTCTGATGAGTTAAATTTAACTTGTATAGTCCCGTTGTTTTTTAATTGTGCAATCGAAATATCTTGATTCTTGCTGTTTCTTTTCTTCGCAGAGATGCGCTCTAAAACATATCTACCGTCAGGCATTTGCGTGGCCACTTGTTCCTGTACAAGTGTTTCCCACACATTACGTTCTTGTTCAGATAGTTCTCTAGAAGAATAGATAGGTTTTTTTACTTTGGCGAAAGCCAACTTGAGCATGTCATGCGCTACAGTCTCAGGGAATGCTTCATTTGATAAGTCTAGCAGTGGCACTTCAAAACCATTCAGCATAGGTTGCAAATCAATGTTAGCAACGTTATTATCATTTACGATAACGTTTATTGAAGAAGGTTGGCCCCCAGTTTCTCTTGTTTCTACATTTACCACCTGAGACCCTTCTGATGCAGGTTGTGCCTCTAGTAAATTAGATAAATTAACTTTTTCGTTTTTGACAAACCCTGAATTCATTGTCATAGTGGCAAACCCTGCGGCTGTAGAAGCATCAGTCTCTCTATTAAAAAGAGCAATAGGTTTGAAGTCATTTTGAGATGTTGTAACAACAACAGACTTAGAACCTGCTAGTTCGGATAGAACTTGTTCACCTGTTCCTATTTCTAGTCCTGCATTTCTAGTGTTTCTAAAAAATTCAGCAGGAGTGTTAGACTTTTCAAGAACATTGGCTTTAGCTCTCTTCTGCATAAACCCTACCTCTACACCTTTCCCTTGTTTGTCTTGTGCCAAAGCTTCAGCAAAAGAAGTAGTATAAACTAGTTTATTGCCCATCAAGCCTAATTGGTCTGGAGCAGACCTTGCTCTAAACATAAGAACAGGTTCCCCATTCCCATCTGTAAAGAAAGAATCTTTTGCGTACTGTTGTGCTTTGTTATGGTACACGAGCGCATCATTCTGCCCCTCTATAAATGGTAATTTAAGTAAATCTTGGTATAAATTAGATTCAACACCATTAGGTGCAAGAACTGATTGTACTCCTGATTTATTTTTAATTATGCTACAAGCCATAATAAATTATTTACAAATTTGGTTTTCTACTTCTTTTTCTTCTGTCTCTCTATTAAAGAACTCATTAACAGGTTTTAAGGTTCCTGTTCTAGTGAACTCTCTATATCTAACTACCTGCTCAACATCTCTGCTGCTCTCAAAAATTCTAGATACAATCTCGGTTGCGTTTCCGTTAACAAGATGCGATGCTGCTATGTATGCCGTAGACATTTGCATGCCTTCCCCTAGCTCGTTTAAGATAGAATTAACATACTTCACATCACTTTGAACTTGTTCACTGCTTAAGAGTTGAGGAGTTAAGTCGGATACATTCACTTCAGACATGCTCCCCTTATCATTTTTAACTTTAATGACTTCGTTATTTAACGATATATCCTCTAAGGCCTTCTCACTCATTTCGACATCGTTAAATTCACTTAGGAAATCAATTGAGTCGTTGAAAACCAGCTGAGAACCAGTTCCAAAGTCTAGTCCCTCTTGAGTAAGGACTATAGTTGATACGTTAAGGTCTAATCCAATCTCTCTCAACTCTCTAGTAAATTCCATATAATTACGTAGAACTTGAGTAGCTGTTTCTTCTTCTACCGTTCTATCAATAAAGTTACCTATAGAGCCTAATAGTCCTAACATTTGGTCTTTAGTCATGTTTTCCATAACATCTGTTCCTGACAAATATAATGATTGTTCAGCAAAAAAGTCCTCAATTATTCTTCTTGGTATGCCTAATGCTTGTCTTAACAGCGCAGGAGTCATATTTGACACATCCATTCTTTCTAGTCTTTGTATTTGATTGTCAAATACAGCAGCATTCTGACCAAGAACCTCTCTTAATGTGGCTGACCTTTGCTCTCCAATCAAAATATCTGCTTGTGTAGCGTATGCCCATATAGAAGCATATGCTGCTACCGTAAGGTTTTGCCTGTAAGCATCAACTCTTTCTGCACTTAGTCCCGCCTGTAACATTAATTCTTCTAAATTATTTGGAAGGGGTTGACCCTCTTTCACTAAGGTAGTATATTTTTCAACTATTAATGCCAAATCATCAAACATATTTATATCTAATGTGTACATAACTTGAGCAGAGTACTGTAATCCAAATTTATCAAGTGTTTGATATGTGGTACTATAAGTAGCCATACGTTCTGCAACCTCCTTGATTCTTTCTTTATGCACTATCATAGTGGCGTTTTCTCTTGGAGATAGTTGAATACCTTGTGATAATTTTTCTAGGAGTTGCATGATTTCCGCATCTGTAGGAGGATTCTCCTCCACATCTTGTCTATCTAGTTCTAATTCTGATGCTGCTAAGGTGCCATCTGATATAGAAACAACGATAGGGTTGTATCCTTCTTTAGACAACGTAATAGTGTCTTCCTCCTCATTCCTTGACAATACAGTGTATGTTGTACCATCAGGCATTGTAAATACATCTCCTTCTTGTCCATATTGAACAATGTAAGCCTGTTTAGCTGCAACAGTTTCTTGAACATCTACGGCATCTAATCTTGCTTGTCTAGAATCGTCTCTTTTTAGAAGTTCATCTAAAGATATCGCTTGGGCAGCAGCACCTCTCTCTTGAAGAAGAGTTTTATATGCAAGAAGTATTTCTAGTTTTGTATTGACATCTGCATCAAAGAAGTTGTTTTCATTCACAATTTGCACAAATCTCTGTTGTACCTCTTCTACCGTAGCAGAATCATGTAAATCAAAGATTTCGTAAGGACTTAAAGGGGTTTCTCTTTCAGAATTAGACAACTCCTCATTAAGAGCCTCTATCTCTTCCTCATTCTCTATTGCAGCTACCTCCTCAAGTATTTCCTCATTAGTTAAAGGTTCTTGATTCAATGCTTCTACTGCACCCTCTGCAGCTGCTAAATCATTTGCATTATTATCAAATTCTTGTTCTAGCTTCTGAATCTCTTGGTTCTCTTGAGAATTTTTGATTTCCAAAGCTTGCTTCGCTAACTTTAACTCTTTGAGTCTCTTATCTATCTGTCTAACTAAGTCTTTTCCGTTTCTTTTACTTAACTCAAGATTCCTTTTCTTGTGTGTATCAGTAAAGAAGTCAGCAATATTTGTGGGACCTTGAAGTGCTTTTAGTTTTTTAGCTACTTCTTTTACGCTTACGCTTTGCTCGAAAATATCGTTAACCCTTCTAATTAATCCAGACTCAGTATTTTCTAAGCTATCTATTTCTTCTTGAATTTCCTCAAGAGTGACTTCTTTGTTTGCTCTTTTCTCTACAGCCTTCAAAGCTTTTTCCTGCTCCTCTGATACACTAGCCGCTTGTTTTTTCTTATCAGCTAATTCTTTAGAAATTTGCTCTTGCCTCTCGTTGAGTCTTGCAACACGTTCTGTATTCTTTTCTTCAGTGACTTTTTGTTGCTCTTCGAGGGTGAGACCTTCTTGAGTGTTTAGATTTTTTTGAGTATTAAGTGCCTCTCTTTCTTTCTTAAGAGTTGAAAGTTTTTTACGTGCTTCACTTAGTTGTTGTTCAGCCTGTAACATTCTCTCTATAGCAGCAGAATTGTTCTTTGCTACTTGTCTGTTTTTAGGTGTGCCTTCTACTGAACCTGTTACGGTGTCTTCCACTACCTTAGCAACAGCACCCCTCTCACCTTCAGGTACCGACTCAAGAGCTTCTAGTCTTTCTTGTTCTAACTCTGCTACCTTCTGGGATGTTTCCTTGAACTCTTTATTAGCTTTGGCTAACTCTTCATTAACTTGATTTAACTCTTCTTGGAGTGTATCATTTTTAACATCAATAGCTTCGCTACCTTCTTTTGCATTCTTTATAGCTTTATTCTTACTAGAAGGTCGTACCTCAGAAGCGTTTGAGTTATCAGCCTTTGCCTGTGCAACAGCGTTATTTTCAATTTCTTTCTCTATATTTGCAAGCTCTGCTTGTAGCTGATTTACTCGGTCTGACTTAGCTGCAATTTGTTCAGCAGTCACTCTAGGTTCAGCTTTTTTGACAGCAGGTTTTGCTTTTGATTTTACTAGATTATCGGCAACAGCAGAAAGGTCAGGGAATAATTCTTTAATTTTCTTTTTGTTATCGTTTAATCTTTCAGCAAATTCACCGTTTCTTTTTTGCTCTTTAGACTTTTCTTTTAATTTTACAGTTAAGTCATCAAGGGCTTTCTTTTGTTTAGCGGTAGGAGATTTTCGATTGGCAAACCTTTTGTCTGCTATCTCCTGTTCCCTTGTAGCAGGGTCCATCTCATCAATAAGCTTATTTACTTCTGATAATCTTTTCTTTTCTGCAGCTGTTTTTTCTCTTATTTTTTCTAATCTAAGTCGCTCCTTGACTAGTTGAAGTTGTATGATATGAGCTGCAGGATAATTGATTTTATATGTTTGAACAGCAATCGCCTCTTTTAGGCCTGCTATCTCTTTTTCAAGAATTTTTGCATCTGCACTACCTGGGTCTTCGGCAGCTAATTGTCCTTGCTTTATTTCTAATGTTTGTTGCTTAGTAAGACCAGTCTCTGGGTCCTTCTTTTCTAACGCAAGTTTTGCTTGCTCTACAACTTCTTGTTCTTGTGCAGTAGGGACGTTTGCTTCAGGAGTTATTTCTTCTACTTCCTGACTAGCCATTAACTCATTAAACTCACTCGCAGAAAGGTCAGCGATTGGTATTCCAGCAGCATCTAACTCACTAGCATTATATATGACTGTCCCATCTGGGTAGAACTCTCCGAAAACTCTATATTGTTTACCGTTTATTTCTAATGTTCGTACGGTGTTTTTTAGGTGTGCTGGTTTATTACCTATTCTAAGTGAGATACCCCTTGCCCTTGCCTCAGCAATAGCTTCATCCCCTACATATTCTCTGGTAGTTTCCCTTCCATTTTCATCAGTAATTGTTTCAATTCCTACAGTAATAGAAGGTCTAAAGCCACCATATTCAATTTCGTTAATTTCAAGTCCCGTGCGGAAACTTAAACTACTAAGGCTATCTTCTAATTCTTTTATAGCTGCATCTGTTTCTTCTTGAGTAACCGTTCTAGTCTTAGGAGATTCTTTTTGTTGTTTCTTCTGTTGTTCTTCGAGGGCAGCAAGTCTGTCTTGTTCTCTTTTTAATTCTGCTTTCTTTTCAGCGTGTTCAGTATTTTTCTTTGTACCTACTCTAAGAGTATAATTAGGTTTACCTGTATTGCTACCTGTACCACTTACTAGGTTACCACCCTTAGTTACAGCAGGTCTGTTGACTTTCTTAACTACAACAACACCTTCAGGAAGAGTATCATCCTCTTCTAACTTTGTAACTGCTTCTGTTTTGGTAGGCACTTTATCTAATACCTCTCCTTCGATTTTAGTCTCTATACTATAGCCCCCGTTTTTAAGTCCTGCTTTGGCATTATCTAGTATTTTTTGCTCATCTTCATTTAACTGAAGACCTCCTTCTACTAGTCTTTCTATTTTAACTATCTCTGCTGCCGCTTGCACTGCACTTCTATCTATAACTTCTGCTGGCTTAGTTATTCTTCGTAGTCTGGCTAACGCCTCATCAGCTTGCTTTCTTGCTGAAGTTTGAGGAGCATTTTTAGGTCTTGCAGCTGAATTAGTTTCTTTGTAAGGAGCGAAGTCCTCTATCTTAGCTAATGGGAATTCTATCGGTCCATCAGGGCCTTCTCCTTTGAAAGTATCTGTTTCATTATCTATAGATGCACCTGTAACAGGAACAGGCTTACCACCTACAGGCACCACAGTTACGTTACCTTTCTGTTGAGTTTCTCCAAATTTATCGGATACAGTCTCTGATTTGTTAGTCTCATTGGTATTAGAAGAGAATGATTTACCATCTACAAATATCTGAGTTGATATGATAGGCTGTCCTGTAGAGCCGTCTAAATTTGTAGAAAGTTCTTGTTTAAACGCCTCAGACTTTAAATCATTTTGATTATAGGTCATAGGCGACACAACAGGATTACCTGCACTATCAAACATAGGAGTGACTGCTTGTACAGTGAGTGTCTGTTGTGTAGCGTTGTCTGTTACTTTTATATATACTGCACCTTTTCTAAAAGGTGAATTTTCTCTGTTGGCCTCCTTATTTCCTATCTTTTTGCCATTAGCATCAACGGCTGTGTAAGGGTCCTCACCTACAAAGTATTCTACAGTAACATTAGCACCGCTGTCAGCTAGGTCTTGTTCAAACTGTTCAAGACCTACAAAAACGGTGTTTGTTTGTCCTGTTTGGTCTTGTGCTGGGTTACGTTTACCAGCTCTTTTAACAAAATTTTGGCTCACTTCAACTTTACCTGCCAAGTAGCCTGTTGTTCTTTTGCCTACTTTGGAAACTACGGAGTCGATAGCTTTTTTGCTTTTACCCCCAAACACTTTAGCTCTTAGCTGTTCAGCTCTTTGGAATCTTTCTACTTCATACGTACTATTTTTCTCAGAACCTGGTATAAGACCTACTACATGCCCATCGCTTACTATCTCTATAGCCATATTGGCAAATACATCTCTCTGGGTTATTTCGCCTCTTTGATATTGCTCAATGAGGTTTTGATTGTATTCGTTATTAGGGATACGTAATTGTACTTCATCACCTATTCTAAGTTGCCCGAGTCTTTGTTTAGACTGTTCTGTGAATTGCCCTTCGTTAAAATTAGAACCAAATATCTTACCATTAGCACTTCCCTCCCTGATTAAACCAGTATAAGCATCTCTATATAAGCTATACTTTTGCTCAATTGCTTGTAGAAACGGCCTTGTGTTTAGACCTCTATTAATAATGATAAGTCTATTCTTGCTGTCTCTTATTACTACAGTTTCACCTGCTTCTAGTTTTTTATTTATTCTATTTGACAGTCTTGTGATGTCTCTATCTGTAGCGTTTTTAGGTAATTTGTCTTTACCATTCTCTGACAAGTCTATTAGAATCTCAGACTCAGGGATAAGTGAATCGTTTAGTTTTATAACAGCAATACTTACATTACCTTGAGTTTTGCCTTTTTCTCTCAATCCTCCAAATAGTTTTTGGAGGTTGCTGCTGGCTGAGTTTGATAAAAATCCTGTTAGATTTTGACCGTAGTAAAGAGACATGATGGCATAATCAAATACCAAACCAAGGACTCCTCTAGAAGATTCGGTTTGTGGTCTTGATAAACGAGTAGCATCATTGTCTACCTCATTTTGAGTTTTTGGGCCTGAATTTTCTGCATTTTTAAATCTAGCTGCTAACTTATCATCCCGTTCTACTCTCTCCTGCTCAGTAAGAGGAGTCTCGGTGTCTATCTTTTCTTTAATAGATTTTTCTTCTGCTCCTTCAGCTTTTTCTTCCTCTTTGGACATATAATTAGCAGCAATGGTTTCTTTTTCGTCTTGTATTTTTTCTTGTGCTGCTTTTTGTCCTTCAGGATTGTTATTTTCCGCTGCGTTTTTTTCTATTTTTTCTTGAGTTTCAAGCTCTTTGAAGTTCTCTTTATTACCTATACCTTTAGCTACAACTACTTTACCCTTTTGTTTTACCTCGGGGTCTGCGTTTTCTTCGGTTTGATAGGATACTTTGGGTTGCTTAACCTCTTTAACTACAGACATTCCCTCTGGTAAGTCTTCAGTTACAACCTCTTCTACATCATAACTGTTGTCCATCTCCTCCGTCATAACCTGTCCTACAGTAGGAGCTTCAACTGAATAACCTTGATTTTCTATTTCCAATCGTCTAGCAACTAAATTGGCTAATTGTTCTTTGCTTAATATAACTTCACCTGTGGATGCTGCTTTAATTAAATCTTGTATAGCTGATAACTCTGTTACTAAGTCACCTTTTTTGTTAGCTTCAGCAATAGCATTTTGCTTTTCTTCAACTTTTTTAATTTCAGGTAAATACTGCGTATCAGCCTTTATTGCTTTATTTAAATCAGACTGTTTTTGCTTTAACTCAGCAACCTTCTCTTTAGCTTTAGCCTGCTTTTCTTTAGCCTCTTTTAATTTAGCGGCATCCTTCTTTTTCTTTTTATTCTCAGCCTCTACTGCTTTTGTAGCTTGGTTTAGTTCAGTCTGAGCTTCCTTAATGTCCTTCTTTGTTTTTGCAAGAGCCTCTTGGTTCTTTTTTAAAGCAGACTCTGTCTGTGCGACAGTTTTACCACCTCCTCTACGGACAACGTCAGCGGCTTGTTGCTTCTTCTCTGCTCTTTTAATTCTATCTCTTAAAGGCTTTTCTCTTTTCTGTGCAGCCTCTACTGCTTTAGGGTCTTGCTTAGACTGAGCAATAGCGTTAGCTCTTTTCTTAAATGCTTCTTTGTAAGGGGCAGCTTTTTCTTTGACTTGTATTGGTAAAGAATCTAAGGCTGCATCTTGTGCTTCTTCTAAAGTATCGTACTTCTTTTTATTTACTACGTATTTACCTGTAAAACGATTTTGCTTTATGGAAGCTAGTTTAGATAGAACTAAATCTATGTCTTGAGGAGAAAACTGTGCATCACCTGTAGCTTCGTCAAACTCTTGCTCTGTCATGCTATCAGCATTTGCCAAGTCAGTGTCTACACCCCTAACCATTCTGTTACCAGCCTTAGCTTTTTTAAGAGCGTTTTTTGCTTGGGCAATCTCACGAGCCTCAACAAATTTCGATGCGTATGCTTCACGAGCTTTAGGGTCTGTCAATACGTTTTGGAAGAAGGTGATGTTTTGGTTTTCTGCGTTAATTTTTAAAAGGTCTTTAGCCTTTTGCCTGAAAGATTCATTAACAGCAGAAGGAGCTACCTTTTGCATCTGATTTAAGATGGTCGTTATAGCCTCCGCAGAATCATAGTTATCTGATATATTACCATTCTTATCAAATACCTGCTTGTTTATTGCATTGAGAGCAAACAAGTATTGTTCTTGTTTATCAATTGTTTCCTGTAAAGCTTTCTTTTCAGCTTCATTTGTAGAATTCTTAAGAATCTCTTTGTTTGTCTCTAAAGAATTATACACACTGCTTATAGCGGCTGGAAGCTTTGTTGGGTCCATGAGGACCTCAAACATCTCATTTATCTTAAATGTTTTATCTGCATCTTTACCGTCTTCGCTCTCAGCAAGTTCCTTAGCTAAGTCATTTCTTAGGTTTTCTACCCTTGCCTGCCCATCTCTAAGTTTAGTTCCTGAAGCTGCGAGAAAATGTGCTGCGTTATATGTAGCACTGTACTCATTTGGGTCAGTCATTTCGTTTATCCCAAAGGCACTCGTGTACATATCCATGTCCTTGGAGTACTGCTCATACTGTTGTTGGAGTTCTAACTTGGTCTCCTCTATAGTTTTACCATTAAGAAGAAGTTCCACACCTTCGGGGTTTTCTTCTTGCATTATCTCTACTTGCTCCATTAAATCATTAACGAAGTCTTTACCTTTACCTGACCTATGCATAGTCATGAAAAGAGAAGCTCTTGCTTGATTTTTTAAATCTTTTACTCTTTTAGTGTCTCCTTCTTGTTCTGCCTTTAATATCTCTGCTTGTATTTGTGTTTGTGTCGCACCATTGATATTATCAGCACTAAACATTGTGGCTTGTATGAAATCATCCATAGCTGCATTCATTGCAGCAGCTGTCTCTCTATTTTGTTGAAGTTGGCTTTTCCCCCCAGTGACCATAGTCTTAACTGCTCCAAATCCACCAAAACCAAGACCCATAAGACCCCCTGCTACAAATTCATCCCAACCTTTACCAGAGCCCATTGACTCTTTCGCAGCGTTACCAATAACTGATATTTGTTCCATAAGGGTGTCTGCATACTCACCGTTAACAGGGTCATACATACTAGAAGCTGCTTCTCCCCCAATACCCTGAGCCATTTCCTCAAAACCTTCTGAGCCTGCTAGTTTAGCTACTTTACCAGTGAGTCTTGCCGTTCCGAATGCGAACCCTCCGAGCCTTTTTCCCATCGTTTTTTGCATCCCTTCTTTAACCACATCTCCCAAAGCTTTATACTTACCTCCTCTAAAGAGTGTTTTTGGTATAAATCCTGTTCCAAATTTAAAAGGGATTGCTGGCCTAATAATATTAGGTAGAACTATGAGATTAGACATTGTGAGTAAAGGCATATTGTATGTAAACAAAAAATCACCTCCCTCTTCTATTTTCTCGTATGCTTCTGCTAATTCTTCGTTAGAAGGTAATTCACCTCCGTTTTCAGCCATGTAGTCTCTAATATAATTTTCTTTAGACTCAGCCATCCACATACCCGCCTCCATTGAAGCTTCATAAGATGCTAGATTCGCCATTCTAGCTGTGTAAAGTGCTCCCTTGCCTAAAGCTTTTGCACCTCTTGCTACATTTTTTGTTGCGGCTAAGGCTTTTGTTGTTTTAAGAAAATCACCTCCACTAGAGAACATTGTCTTAAAAGCCTTCCTTAATCTATTGAGATTTTTACCTGTTCTTACAGCCGCAGCAGGAGCTGCTGCCCCACCTGTGAATGAAGTTAAAGCCCCTAATGCAAGTTCTTCAGCCGCCACAGTGGCTAGTGTACCAAGAGTAAAACCTGATGATGCACCTAATTGTGCCCATCTTCTTCCTGGGTCAGCTCCCCCTGGCATATACTTCATAAATGAGCTTGCTATACTTGGGTCAGCCTTAGCATCTTCAAGCCTCATTTCTCTAGATGTATAAATAGGATATAAAACTTCTTCAGCTGCCATACGCTCCCCTGCCTTCTTACCTGCATCGCTAACTATAAGACCTCCTAAATCACGGCCAAGGACGTTTCCTATATTTTCACTTGTATTTTTAAAACCACCTGCAAAGGACCCCCAGAATCCATCCCAAGCTCTTTTACGCATATTTCTTCTGACTTCCTCGGAAGTTTGAATTTCAGCCCATTGGTCCTCACTCCAATAAGGTCTATAATTTGGGTATCGAGATGCCCACATATTTTCACCTACTGGCTTATAATGTTCAAAAGGGTCTATAAAGTGCGTATTCCTTATAAGGTCAGCATTATAAGTAGACTTATCTACTTTAGTTATACCAGTGTTATAAGCGGCAGAAGAAGGCCTTGATTGCTGTTTTACCTCTTGTGGAGTAATGTTAGCAGTTCTTTGACCTAATTTAAATTTTGGTGAAGAATCAGCAGCCATATTAATTAAGGTTTGTTTATTGTTGTTGGTACTTCGTTTGATGCATTTATAGCTGATGCAAAAGCAAGAGGAGCTGTTTCATCGTTATAATTTTCTTGAATATACAATTGAAAATCACTTGGTGTATCAAATGTTAAAGGATTTCCATTCGCATCAAGAGGTGTCCATATAAAGTCAATATTATTTTCATTACCTTCCCCTCCTTGGAATATATGGGGCTCCTTATTACCATTCTCATCAGTAGTGAATTTGTTAACTTTTACAACCAATCCGTAATCTACATCATTGGGTCCTACCCTTTCAATTGATTGGTTAAGCTCTGCAGTGTAACTAACACCATCGACTGAAAAGTTAGGAGAAAAATATTGTTGGGCTCTGTCCAAAGGTTCAATATATCTTTCTCCTGTCTGAGTCTCCGCATCCCACTCCAGTCTATTAGCCACTACCCTTTCCATATAGTAGTTGTTTTCTGCAGTCTTTGCAGCAGTAATTTGATTTTGTAATGTACCATGAAAAGGGTTAGGTTGCGAGTAATCTATTGCCCCTACAGGTATTTTACCCCCTATCACGCTAACTTCATCCTTATTTCGAGTATCATATCCCGCTATAATATAGTGGTAACCGCCAGTAGTAATTATACTTGCGTTACCATCCATAGCTGTTGTAGTAGCTGCATTGTCCTCTGTAGCTCCTACATTATTTTTTATTGTTTGGTCTATCACTGCACCATCAGTAAGGGCCGTGAAACGTCCTAAAGCAGCAGGTACTACTGTTTTGTCGCCTTCGTCCTTAACTCCTGTTTTAAGTTGTAAATTTTGGCCTTCACCAAGCATAGCGATATCAGATGCAGTTATAGGTTCAAAATTAGATTGGTTGGCTGCTATAATTGAGCTAAGATACTGCTGTTCATTGTTCCTTGCAAGAGAAAAACTCTCTTTAGGTGCTGTTAGAAGTAGGGCGTTATCTAATACGATTCTCTCTGCTTGGTCATTATTAGCTTCCAAACTGATTCTGTTTTTGTTTGTGGCCCCCCATGTGCCTATATCATATGTTTCTATATAGTCAGCTGTACCTGCCTCTGATGTGCCCCATTTTGTAAAGTTCCACCAAGAATACTCTTTACCTGGCATTTTACCTGGACCTAGTTTATTCCTAAGATTTCTTCTTACACCCTCCTCGCCTATGGATAGTGGTCTCATATTCTTCGCATCCCATGTACCCTCAATAAACCATAAGTCTTCATCCTCATTGTACATTGCATTCCAAGACCCTCCTTTATCGTTATGAATTAAAAAACTCAATTTATTATCTATGATATTGTCTGCTGCCTCGTCAGCGATGGAACGAAAGTCTGTTCTCACTCCATCCCTTGCATTTACTAAGTGATTTATAGTTTGCTCGTTTACGGAATACTGAGTCATTAAAGTTGATAACCTGTCAGCAGCTGCAAATACTTGTTCCTCGGGTATGTCCTGCCTATAACCAGTTAATGCGGCTGGATTAACCATAGCACGAATATCATTAGTACCTAGGTCCTTATAATACATTGGTTCATTAGCATTTTCATTCCAAAGATAATTATTTCTATCCCAATCAGCTTCCGTGGATTTTATATCTATTTTGCCGTCTTTGTCGTAGGTCGCATACTCTTTTTGAATAATATTGCTACCGTCTGTATCTTTTCCAATAATTCGAAGGTAATACATATTATCCAGTCCTGCCAATTCTCTATAGAGTCTATTCCCTTTTTCTTCCCCATATATTGTTACAAGTTCTTTTCTGGCTTGCTCTTCTATCACATCGTTTTTACCATAGAACTCATTTATTTTAGTCTGAATATTTAGGGTATTGAGTTCTTCCTGCCCACCATCATCAGTTGTGACAGTCATGTCGTCAAATTGTAAGTTTTGAACGCCAGCCGTTGTTTCTATAGGGTTGAATAGTTGTTGGAATTCATCTGGAGTTAAATTTGAATAACCTCCAGCTGTCATCTCATTATATTGTTTTTGAGATATCATTCCGTTTGCAAGATAAGCATCAAGCATTGGGTCGTAACTGTTAGTGTTGTCAAACCCTTTCGCTATGTTAGCCTGACTTACTAAAAAAGCAGCTGCCTCTTGGGGGCTTTCAAACTCGGGAAGGACTGCACCTTCCCCCATAGCACTTGCTATAGTCGAGTAATCTCCCTCACTGACAGCCACTAAATCTACATTGTATTCACTTGCAGCTTCTTCAAGGGTTAATCTAGGTTCTTTCTTTTCAAAGTTTGTAACTAAATTTAGTTTAGCAGCGTATTCAGGATTACGAGCAATTAAATCTTGATTGAATCGTAACATTCCCTCTTGTATATCCGTATCCTCTTCCTTAAGTATCTCTATAGCTAAGGCTTTAAGTGCTTTTTCATCTTCAATTCTCATTTTATCCTCTTCGACAATTGCTTTTGCCCTAGCTATATCTTCTTTTGATTGTATTCTAGCTCTGTTTCTAGCGTTTGCTTGCTGCTGTTTGTACATTTCTAGTGCACCTTGGTCTGTTACTAATTTAGGTGCTTCCATTTGTTCATATGAAAATACTCCTGCCAAGTCAGTAAAATAAGAACTTCTGTATGAAAGATACTGGTATGATTCTTTATTTGCTAGTATCTGTTCGTCAGTCATCATAAGAGCTTCATCATATTGCTTAACTTGCTCTTCATATATTGCTATGTTAGCATCCAACTCGGCCATTTCAGACGAACTGACACTCTTAGCTTTAGCATCTTTTAGTCTATTGATGTACCTACCAATAGCTTCTTTTTCTCTTGCTCCATCTTCTTTAAAAGTTGCTATGAAATCTGCATCACTAACATTTAAATTTGCTCCCCAAGCATTTACTCTTAACTGGTCTTGGATGGCAGGGTCTGATTCTGTAGCTAAATTAAAAGCAGAAACTAATTTATTTTTATCGAGTCTTAGACCTTCCTGACTGTACCATGTGAATCCGCTTCCACCAAATTGTTCAAACACCACATATGAATCAGGTTGTAAAGCTTTTGCTACCTCTTGGTATTTTTCATATAAATCAGTAAACTTTACATAGGATGTATTTGCTCCTGCAGGTAATGCGCTTCCGATTTGGCCATCATTGGCCCAAGCACTAATATCTTGCAAAGAATAAGATAAATTTAAATCAGAAGCTTCTCCTGTTTCTTTATACTTCTCGTGCTCTGCAACTACGTTTCTGTATGCCCTAGTACCAATGTAACCATTCATTACTTTTTGGTCTGCCACATCAGCAACATACCCTGTTAGGTAATCAGCTCTAGAATCTAGAGAGAGGTCACCTGTACCTTGAGTATTTAAGTTGTTAACTACTGTTTGCAGTCTGTCGTATAGATATTCAGCATCTTGGTCTTTTATCAAGTCGATGTTAGACACTTGAGCAATAGTCTCTTTTATGACTTGCCTGTTTGTATCATATTTATCTTGCTTATACTGCAAAGCCTTAGCCAGAAGCTCTTTATTCCATTGCTCCTGGTAAGGTGTATACTGTAAAGGTTGTGAATAAGCTGTAGCCATTTTATACTTGTTTAACTCTGATACGAATCAGGTGCTCTTAGATATGTGATACCGTCAATAGTTCTAGTATCAAAATTCTCATCTACTGCCTCAGTGCTTCCGCTTGTCCCTGTTCCTTGGTTATATATTTGTTGAGCTAAAGCAGTTTCTGGTACGTAGAAATCTCCTGCTCTTGAAGGGTCGTAAAGTACATTTCCAAACATATCAAATGTATATTGAGGGTATATTGCATCAAGAATTTGTAGCTGTCTTCTTTCTGCATCCCTTGCTAATCTATCTTCTTCCAATATATTTAAGTAAGCCCTTCTGTCTGCTAAAGTATTAGCGTATGCTGTCATTGATTCTGTACCAAAGGTAGCTAATGCCTGTGCTCTTGCTGCAGCTTCTGCCTGCTGTATTTGAGCATTCATCTGGTCAGCTTGTTGCTTCAATTGAGCATTTTGTTGATTAGTATTAGCTGTCAATTGGTTAATACCTTCTGCAGACTGTCCTAAAAGATTAGCAACATTTGCACCCGCTTGAGAACCAACTGATTGAGTTAATAGGTCCATACCCGCTTTAACCTGCTTAGTATTAGCTTGATAACCCGCTTGAGGAGATACCTTCATAGCTGATACTCTGTCGTACTCAGGCATAATGAAAGGTCCAACCATCATTGGGTCAGGGCCTAGTCTTCTAGGAGTAGATAATAGCATAGGACCTCCCATAACAGGGTCATCTTGAATTATAGGAGGTGGTATCCCTCCGTCATCTGGAGTTACTTCAGATACCAAAGAAGTTAATTCTCCTTCAGAAGCCCCTCCAATCCCTGAGAACTGAGCAGCATCAAGTAAGAATTCCTTAGCTTGTTCTACCGAGGTTATCTCTCTGCCTAATCTCTCTGATAATTCAGAGAAATCTCCTGCTTGTACTTTTTCGTAATCTATTCCTAAGTCAGCTGCTGTTTCTTCAGCAGTTCTGTATGGTAGCATTTCGTTAGAGACATTAAATTGGTCTATATCATAGCCTTTTTGTTCTAGGAAAGGAAGGAGAACCTCTTCATACTCGGTTCTGTTTCTATTGTACGCTAATGCATCATTACCAATATTAGATAGAGCTTCTTCACCTTCTTTCCCTCCCCTACTTAATTCATCTAAATCGAAAGTTTCTATGGTTCCTGGGTCAAACTCATCTCCAAATACATTATGAAATCCTGCAGGTAATGCTACCTGTCCAGTCTGTTTGTTAGGGTCTATTGAACCATCAGGCTGGATAAAACCAACTTGGCCTTCTAATTCAGGATTGTATTGTATTAAGTTTTCAAAACTAGACTGAAGTTGGCTCTTAGTTTGCCCCAGTGCCATAGGTCTGGATGAGCTACCCCCTCTAATAGTAAGAGGTAAATTAAACTTGCCTGTTTCAGGGTCAGCTTGTACTGTGCCGTCTTCGATAGCTTGCAAGAAAGGAGCTAAATCGGATTCTAGTTCTGCTATTTGAGCATCAATAGCGGCCTTATCAGCCCCTCTATAACCTTTTACATCGCCTCTTGATGAGTAACCTGTTCTATATCCTGCTTCTTGCCTAGTGTCCACACTAAAATCTTGAGATTCTACATCTCCCATATCTACTCGGAATATTGAGCCATCATCTGTTTGAATGGTAGAAACTTTGCCTGCTTCAAGCAAATAAGGTTTACCATCTACTATTACTTCATAGTGAGGTACACCTCCTATATCTACAGGTTCTGGATTATATTGAGTAACTGGTCCGTTCTGGTTAGCTGCTGTTTGCTCTTCACTAGGAGTAATTGGTGTGGATGCTACTCCCCCCTGGTTTCTTATATTTTCAGCTACTTTATAGGCATCTGGTACCTCACCTGTTCGATTAATATCTCTTGCTAAATTCATAGCATCCCCCCTACTAATAGCTGGTGTACCATCAGCAAATTCCCACATTTTAGTATCGGCATTGTATACTGGGTCTTTTACACCTTTAGGCCAAGCCTGACCCATTCTTGCAGCAAATGCGGATGCTGTTTCACCAGCATTTTGATATCCTAGCACTCCTCCTTCTTCCCAAGTACCAAAACGTTTGTGCCAATACAAAGGAGAAAATGGGTCTTTTGCTTTGGGAGAGTTTTTACCCCCCATTCTGTCCCAAAATCTTTTCTTTCTCTTAGGGTCTTTGTGAGATTTAAAATCTTTCATCCCACGGAAGCCACCTTTAACAATTTTATATCTTGTTTTGCCTCCTACTTTTTTACGTGCAAGGACTTCCCATTTGTGTTTAGCTCCAGAAGGTGCTCTTTTCTTTACACCTACTTTGGTGAATCCTTTGCTTCTATACCTTTGTGGTATACCTCCTCCGTCAGAATAAACACCAAAAATAAACTCATCAAGATTATCATAACCATCTTGCATAGCTTGAACCTCTAAGGCTTGCATATCATTCATATTGCCCACGTAAGGAGACCCCCCATCGAAGAAAACCTCTATGAGTCTTCCACCATTTTCAGCCATCACCTGCATAGTCTCAGGTCCTTGCTGTCCTGGTCTAGCCAAATTTTTAGGTTGTTTTGCCTCCTTCATCTGCTCATAATCAGACATCTCTTGCTCAGTAGGCTGGTCTATTGGGGGACGTTTTCTGATATTCTGATGATTCGGGTCACCCATTTGTTCAGCTTGCTTTCTAGTCTCTTGAACATTAAACAACATCTCAAAGACTTGATTCTCAAGTTCTTTCTTTTGATTTCGCTCTTGTTCTAGTTCGTAGATTTTATTAGCTAAGTATTCCTCATTGACTCTTTTAGTGTCCTTGTCTTTTACCTTATTATTTTCTTTTATCTTTTTAAGGTATTGTTCCATTCGAACAAGGATGGATTCCATTCCTATACTCTTCCTTACTTTCTCCATTGCCTTAGCAATAGTATCAGATGTTTTTAGAGTTACGCCAAACATATCCTCTAATCTATCACGTAATTCTTTACCAATCTTAATATTATCGGATAAAATTTTAGTTTCAGGGGGAAGATTCATAAATTCTCCCCCTTGAGCGTGTGATTTACCTTTTGGGTCTACTTGGGATATCTCTCTATCAGGATACTGTATAAATTCATTTTTCTCAACCTCAGCATTAACATCATGCTGTTCAGGTTTTGCAACACCCTTCACGTATCTACCTGATACCTGTTCTTCTATCTTAGTATTACCGCCATCTTGGTAATTAGAAAGTAAGTCAAGATTATAAAAATTCATACTTTAGTATTGAGATATATTAGCGTAATCTTTGAATTCTATTAAGAGGCATAGGTCTCATCATTTGGCCTAGTGGAGTTGGTCTCAAAGATGGTCCACCCACTGGTGCAATCCCTAATTTCTCTAAGTGGTAAGGCTCATTACTTGGTGCAATTCCTCTCATCATTTGGCCATCTTGATTTCGAGGTGGTGATACCCTAGTAGAATCAGGTACAAAGTAGTTTAATCCCTGATTAATCATATCTTGGGGAGTTCTAATGATTGCTCCTGTCATTGGATTAATCATGCCCCCAGTATATCCTGGTACACGTAGATTCCTAAGATAATCGGTGCCATCTTGGAACATAGGAGCAGTACCTCCACCAAGCATAGTGCTATCTTGAGAGGTAGGGTCATAAGGCATTGGTTGTACATTCATTATGCCTCCTTTTTGATATGAAGGTGGTGCCATCATATTTGGTCGCATACCAGTAAGTATGCCGTCTTGAGCAAAGTTGAATGCAGGTGCCATCTGTCCTCCGTTAGGAATATTACCTCCTATGGTAGGTGGGAAATATCTCATACCGTCCATAGCATTACCTCTAGCAGCTCGGATTTGCTCTCTAAGGTCTTTTATTTGCTGCATTTGATTGCTTCTAACCGCCTGATTATCTGCTCTTCTTTGCTGCCTGTCGTCTCTTCTAGCTTGTCTATCTGCCGTTCTTTGTTGAGTTCTTTCCAGTCTGCCTTCAAGCTTCTCAAGTCTATTGGCTCGTCTATTTTGTCTACGAGACGTTGGGACCGTTTGTTCTTCGCTCAGGCTGACTTTCTCTAGTTCATCTTCAGGCACAATGTCCTCGAATTCAACTGGAACTGTAGTAATGTTCTCCATTAATTTCCTTTTAGCCTCTTCAATATCAGCAGTTTCAGCTGTCTGTCTGACACTAAATGTTTCAGGTGAGCCTCCTGCAGCTAAATGTTCTTGTAAAAGTCTTCTAAGTTCTCTATTGCTATCAGCAGAACGGTCAGAATATTGACCTTTTTGGAAGTCTTTTATGTCAAGACCAACATTCTTAAATACTTTATAAGGATAGTTTGACCTATCTTTATTGTCTTCTGCAGTAGCAACCTCAGCTGTGCTTTCATCACCTGCAGCAGGCGCACTACCACCAGTTGTTGGAGCAGTAGAGGGCTGTGAACTTACCTCGTCATACACATCTCGAGCCTTATTTATTAGACCAAGTAAATCTTGCACTTCTTTTGAGCCTTGCATAGCTTGTCCAAATTGTAGTGCTTGTCCTTCAAGTTTTTTAAAGAATGGATTGTTGATTATGCCTAATAATCCTTGCATACCCTGCTCCCCTAGAGCTTCAGTACCCAAATTCATAACATCCTCCATGCTTATATTCTCTAATTTTTTAAGCTCAGATAATATTTGAGGGTTCTCCTGTAGCAAATTCTTAAAGCCTGAAATTAGTTGTGCATTACTCTGAGGAACTGAAATGCCTGCGCCCTCTAGTATACCAGTTACTTGGTTTCTTAATTGAGGAGCCATTTTATCTAAAAATGCAGGTAAATTTGCTCCACCTCCTGCTAATAGTTGTTCAGCATCAACACCTAGATTCTGAAGCATTTCTACCCACGCTCGCTCATTATACATTACACTTTGGTCTGAATTCATAAATTCAGTGGTACCTCCTTCGGAAGGAGAGCCAGCTACAGGCATTTGAAAATTAGGAAATCCTTCAATACTACTTGGGAAATTTCTGATGGATGGGGCAGCATTCTGATAACCAGGTACCATTCCTCCTATCTGATATCCAAATAAGTAAGGGATGTCAGGGTATCCTCCAAGGTTAGGAGTCATTCTTCCACCGTTTTGGTTAGTTACCATCTGCGAGTTGTCCATTACGCCTGAACCAATGTTAGCACCTTGCATGTCCATAGCGTTTCCTGAAGAATCTGAAACTGAAGATGAACTTACATTTCCTACTTCTGAAGTTGAGGTTACATCCCCTACGTCTGCATTTGCACTAGATACACCGCTTATATTTTGATTGAAATTTGAAGCACCTGCTCCCGATGCAATGATTCTAGAAGCTTTTCTCGGTCCGTACATAGCTGCAAGTTCTGCGTAAGAAAGAGGCTCTCCTGACATCATAGCCTGAGCTGCATTATTTCTATTCATCTGTCTCAGCTGTTTCTTAGAGACATTTTGTGGCGTATAAATTGTGGTGTTGAGTACTCCCATCTCTCCTTCATTTGGATAAGCAGTTACAACTGTCTCATCTAAGTTTGTAACAGAAGGTACGATAGTGGGGTCTGCATTTTGAAACTTAGGTGGGTTAGCTGTAGTATCTCCCATGAAATACTGCATACCTTTTCTGACATAATCCTCAAGCATAGGTACTCTTTCTCCTGTGGTTGGGTCAATCATACCACCAGTAAATCCTGGTACAACTAATCTTCCACCTTGATTCTTAGGAACTTTAGGTCCCATTCCTCCGTTTTGAAAACCGAAAAAGCCTTTTACAGTTTCAAAAGGTGTTTTGTATAGTCCCTTGTCTTTTAAATATTGTTTGTATTCTTCTAAGTCTTCAGTAGCTTCTTGCTGGATGGCTCTACGTTTGTCCTCCTTTGCTTGACTCTCATCAGTCAGAAAAGGATATATTATATCTGTTATACCCTCAGCAGCTTGAAAAATTTGACCAAACGGGAATATCCTTCCAGCCTGTATTACTCTATCAGTTTGAGCTCCCTCTCCAGCTAGATAATCATAATAAAGTCTTTTAAGAGCGTTCATGCTACTCATGTCATCACCTATACGTGCAGTCTCAGGTACTCTTTCAACATCTTGATTCTTAGAAACTTTAGGTCCTTTCTTTTTACCTTTAGTTTTAGCTGCTACGCTGTTAGGATTGAATCCCATGTCCATAACTAACTTAGGATTCTTCTTGGCAAGAGCCTGAAGTCCTTTGTTGTCTGCTGGGATTGGCTTCAAATTTTTACCACCATCAGCATATCTACCTGTGTATTTAAACTTTTTCATTTTTCCTCCGTTTTCCAGTGTGTTTATATTATTTAATTTATTAAGGTCATCACCTGCAATTATTGTGATTGACATTGATTGTTTAGATTTATTCGGTTTACCTAATATAGGGTCTGTTGTTATATTTTTAAATGAGTTTCTTAACATATTCTTTAACTCCATAGAATCAGCACATCTCATTGCTTCTTCTATAGAAGAGAACATTTCAGTTAAAGGGTTTCTGTCAAAGATACTTTTAGACATACAATGCTTGATTTAAGGGTATCTCTGTTACCATGTCACTATTAGGGAAATCATAGTCGTAACCATTTTGCATTATGACTGGTGTATCTCCGTTAGGCACAGCTAAAACATACTCAGGTAGTGGTCCACCTGCTTTTTCTTCATTCATAGTTATAGTACCTGTTGTAGGTACATTAACCATTTGATTAGGATATTCTACCAAACCGTTAGGTGAAACAGGTAGTTGTGGTTTTTGGAAGTACTTGGCAGTATTTCGTCCAATCACAACTCCTTTGGGAGGAGGAGTACCTTGGTTGCCACCTTGTGCCATTCCTCCTTTATTACCCCCCATCATCATACCATCTTGGCCAAACTCTGTTGCCATAGGGTCGTAGGTAGAACTTTGTAGATATGATTCTAGGGATGCTACGTCTCTGCCTTTTGTACCCCCTGTCATAATCCCTTGTCTTAATCTTTCTGCAGCTCTTTTTCTTGCATCTGCAGTGGCGATAGCTTCTGCCCTAGCTCCTTTCATTGTCCTTGCAGCTCCAAATCCAACCGAACCTAACCCTGCTCCCAACCCTATGGTTGATGCTAAAGGGCTTTCTCCTTGTAGTAAGCGGCCTGCCATTAGACCTGCACGAGCTGCTCGAGAAGTTAAATCATCGGAGCCTACCGCAGAACCTAAAGATGCTGCCATGCCAAACAGAGAATTTTGTTTTTTGGCTATGTCTTTCTGTCTTTCCTCTTCAGACACTATAGAATTATCAAAATCATCTTGATAATCAGGAATACCATCCCCATCGGAATCAGTAGTCATGTCTACAGGGCTACTTGCATCAGAGTAGGAAAAGTCTGTAGGTGTGGGGGTAGCAATCGATGGTCCTCCTAATACTCCTGGTAAAGCTTGATTGGTACCTTCACCTGCATCAATATCTATATAATCAGAAATACCATCCATATCAAAATCAGTCATGAATGGTGAAGGCTCTGGTACATTTGCAAAATCAGCATCTACTTGTTCCATTGTGAAAGGTTGGATGCTTGGTGTTTGAATTGCAAAAGGATTAAACATAGTAGGGCTGGCATTCTGTAAGCGCATAACACCTCCCATTCCTCCGTCTAACTTGACAATATTACCTTCAGGTGTATTGGGATTACTAGCCATATAATCTTCATAATACAGTTCGCTAAATCTTTCTTCAGCTGTTTGGCCTGGGGTAAAAGGTACTCCATAAGCTCTTCTTACGCCCCCGTAATGGTCTAAAGCAGTTTGAACAGCAGCTAAATTTTGTTCACCGCTAAACCCTCCTTGAGGCCCAGCCTGATATGTTCCAGGCATATGCTCATTAACCTTATTAATAGCATCCATCACTTGGGCATTGGTTAAATTTTCATAACCTTCTGAATCTAATCCTCTAGCCTGCATAATCATGTGAAGTTCAGCAGGGTTTATTTTACCTGACCCTGTGACTAATTCATACATTCTTTTTGCCCTTTCTGGGTTAACATAGTAAGTAGATTTAGGGTCACTTGTAAGACTGCTCATGCCATAATAATCCACCAAATCTTGAGGGCTTTGAAAAACAGTAGACAGGTCAAGGCTATATTGCTCTCCAACTCCAGAACGTGTAGCTGTGTTCCTAGTCCCTGACTGATTCACTCCTTTAGTTGCCTCATCTAGTCTTGTATAGAAATCTTGATTCTTAATAACTTTAGGGCCCATTCGTCCCCCCATTTTCATAGTTTCGGTTTCTTGGTATTCAGGTCCAATTGTCATTCTACCCTCGCTATCTTCTACTAAGGTGTAGCGGGTATCGCCAATCATGACAGTATTGTTTTTCTTGGCTTGCTCTGCTTTTTTAGCTGCGATGTACTCTTCTTCTGTCATGGGTTTTGTCTTTTTAAAAGAACCAAGCCCTTGCAAAAAAGCTCCTCCCAACCCTGTACTGGCCTCTATTATGTTTCCTAGTGCTCTAGCTTTACCTCTAGGTCCTTGCTCCATATTGTACCCTGCTCTAGCGAAAGCTCTTTCGGGTAAATCAGTAAAAGCTTGCATATACCCGCCTGCTGTGCCTATATTTCCTAAACCTAATAAATCTACAGCCTTAGCTATTTTATTCTCTCTGCCTTCTTCAATATTAGATAACCTTTTTTGTAGCCTATTTATCGTGTTATTCCTAACTTTTTGTCCTAATGTTACAGGCTTCATGTCTGGTGTTGAAGCTTGAGGAGGACCTGCAGGTTGCATGCCTGACGGAGGATTATATGTTGTACCTTCCGTGATACCATAGTATTGCCGCATGTAAGGGTCTTGTTGTGCAGAAAAAGAAAGGTCTTCAAACTTTAAATCAATATTATCTTGAGGTAAAGTGCTTTCTAATTGCTCTATGTAATTATCATCGAAGTTAACATCAGCAATAGGTATATTCTGCACAGTCCCCTCTGCGCCAATAGAGTTAGCATCTTGAAATTTTCTTTTATTAGTAAAGTTCCTGTACATATTGATTTAGAGAATAAATACGAATATAAAAAACATATTTGATATAACCAAATAATTTACAAATTATGACGTAAATTATCTTGGTGGAGAGCCTGCTTTTCTAAAAGGATTTTTACCATATGCTATGGCTGCAAGAGGATTTTCTTGGAAAAACCTACGGGATTTGTAGGATGTACCTATTGGTAAAGGGTCTAGCTTGTCTATATCTACTCCTAATTTTTTTTCAAGGTCTAGTTTTATTTTACCTCCTTGTTGGAATATTTCACTAATATCAAAACCCTGTTCAGCCATCAACTGTTGGATTTCTATTAAATCCTGTATCATTGGAAGGGCTTCTTCATATTCTCCCTCTTCTGGTTTGTAACCCATAACTGATTCAAATATTTGGTCACCGTAATTGTCTGCAACCCAAGGGTCAGACAAGAACTCTATACCAGTAAAGTCCTTCATTCTAGAAAATTCTCTGCCTGCAGAAATGCCTTCCTGGGCTTCTTGAGGAACGTCAAGGTCCTGTCCTGATACAAATTCTCCTATATTCTTAAGTGCTTTAGCCGTAGTACCTTGGTCTAAATACCAATCATACCAATCTCCATAATTTTCTTCTAGGTATTCTACATCATCCATAGCCTGAGCTGCATGAGTAAAACCACTATCCCTCAACGCATCTTGTATAGTGAGGTCGGGATTCAGAAGAATCTCCATTGCTATTTTTTGTTGATTTTCACTAGACTCAAGAGCCGCTAAATCTTTTTGTACTTCTGGGCTAAAAGTTCCTTGTGCAAATTCAATTTCCTCTTGTATAGGTTCAATAAACTTTTCTTCGAAAGGTTGTATGATGTTTTTATCTACAAAACCCTCAATAGGTTCTACAATATTTCTATTAAAAAATTCTCCTGTAGCTTCAAAAATATCTTTACCTTCTGCGGGTCTTACATACTCCCCTGTAAAGATATTTCTTCTTCCAGGCAGAACTGTCCCGCTACCAGGCGGTTGTACTTCTTTTTTCTCTTTAAAAATGTCGGGAGTACTTATTTCGTCTAATGATTGCGAAGAAAAAGAAGCAGCAGAATTAAGTATATCTAAATCTTCATTTACTGTTGGAGGAGGGGGAGTGTAATCAAGAAATCCTATTGGTTGAAAATCTTTCATTATACGGGTACCTTCAGGGTTCTTTGCCTTTGGAGCATCTTTAATATCATTCCCCATTTGCACCCAAAGAGCATTAATCTCTTCTTGAGATAAATTATCAAGATTTGAAGATTTTTCTGGTGTTTCCTCCACCTTAACTGTTTCAGTAGGGGCAGTTGGGAACATTCTTGATAAGGCTCCTCTTGTGCCATATCCCATTTTAACTAAATCATCTATACTCTTACCTTCGTTAATCATTCTTGCCCCCCTGTTGTAGTACCCAACAAACTTTTCGGGGGACATATTAAATTCAGCTGCTCTGGACTCTACATCAGACCCGCCTCCCCGACTACTAGAACTACTAGTGCTTCTGCTTGAACTTCGTTCAGGCGCAGTCCCCATTTCAGCATCAGGGAATAACTTAGATAAACCACTTACAGTACCTACTCTTCTGGCGGCTAACTCTTGTATAGTTGCCCCCTCATCAAGCATTTTTTGTACGTTTCTAGCGTACTCTGGGTTCTCGCCCATAGCTTCTGCCCTTTGCTCTAATGTTAGAGGTTCTGCATCTTGATGTCTTCTTGCCGTACCTCCCTGTTGGAAGTCAACAAAAGCAGGGTTAGAAGGTGACATAAATTCAACTTTACTAGGGTCTATTATTGCATCTCCTCTATTACCTACAAACTGTATGGTGTTTGTCTGTACAAAAGGTTTATTACCACTAGGTGGCATTGATACTATTTGTCCTTTACCTAGACTTTTTGCTGCATCTGGATTACGTAATAAAAACTCATATGGTAATTCTTGTCCAAATTGTCCAACATTACTGAAATTATCTCTCGTACCATAACGTATTCTGTTTAGTATATCAGTATTAGTTAGGTTAGTAACATCATCATTAAATATGGGGTACCTAAAAACATAGGGATTATCTGCATTTCTAATGTAATTTGTAGTAAAGTCTTTGTTTGGAGATGTGAACATAAATGATTTGCTATCTCCCGTGTTTTTCAATAAACCCTCTGTGTATACATTGCCTATCCTTTTGTAAGGAACTGATGAGCCCATATATGTTGTAAGTGCATCAACGTCCTCTACATCAACCCCTACATTTGTTGCGGCTTGTCTGAATCCTGGGTCATTAAATGTATTAGGATTTACATCAATCGCTCTGTATGTTCTGTTTCTTAAATTATAATTCTTCATTAAGTCATCTACATTATTAATGTCTAGCCCTAATGATTTTCCATAATCTATATCCGATTGAAATAATTGTCTATTTACTCCTCTAAATTGAGGAGAAGGAATATTGGTAGCTCCTCTCGCTATCGTAGGAGCTGCAGATGCTCCCCTCCTAAAGAAATTTTTTCCATATTGAAATCCTTTTCTAGCCAATTGAGCACCTCCTGTAGCATTTCCTAAAAAGGGTATCATAGAGCCTAGTGATAGATTTCTGTTGAAATTATCTCCTTCAAGATGGTATAACCCTGCATCTAACAAGTTAAAAGGTTCTCCAAATACTGGAACCATTCCCAAAGTACCAAGAGTAGTGTGTATTTGTGAATTTAAACTATTGTAGTTTATGTTTTTAGGAGGTAATTTTTTATCTTGCCATAATAAAGGGTCCCATCTCATTTGATACCTAAAATTATTAACATCAGCCCTAGCATTATCAACACCTGGTCCAAAATCCCTATCTACGTTAGACTGTATACCTTCATTATATGCTATATCTTGGTCCATAGCCGCCAAACGTTCAGGATTCATAAGGTATCTTTGATACTGTGCATCTCTAAGAGCATCTAATTTTTCTTGCCTTTCGGAGCCTGTGTAATCTGTATATATGCCTCTTAACTGATTCGCTAATGCAATGTTATCTTCTGCACTGTCGAATCCGTACTGATAATTTTTTATATCCTCTCCATACAATGCAAATGTGTGTCCTGGGGTTCCAGGAGAATAACCAGCAATAGGCTTTTTATCTAAATCATACTTCCTATAGTAACTATATGGAGCCAGGGTGTTTCGGTCTATCTCTTGTTGTCTTTCTTTTTCCTCGTCAATTCTTGCTTGAGTTTCTTGTGCTATTTGGCTTTGTACTATTGCATCTGCATTTGTTCTATTTCTAGTAGCTTCTCCATAGAACCCTTGCCCTCCTGAAGTTGGTGCAGAATATGCATTACTTCCTCCCCTATTTCTCTCATCATACAAATTATTATTTGGTCTATCTAGACCTTCCCCAAATGGGTCAACTGTAAAATAATTTTGATGTCTAGCTACAGGTATAACTGTACCGTTTTCAGCCTTAGTTAACTTTTTATTTAAATCTAGTCTAATCATAATTAATAAGCATCGTAAAGTAGTGAATCGGAAATGAAGTGTTCAAAGATATACTTGAGTCGGGACTCATTATTCTGAGATAGCCTAGCAATGAGATACTGTCCTCTAATATGGTTTTTGAATGTAGGTTGATAGTTAAATGCTGTTGCATTTAGGCTCTTACCTACATTGTTTACTGCATGATTCCATATTGGTAAGGTATGATTCTCTCTAAGGTTATCTAGGAAGAAGTTTACTGACCAAGTATAGTCTGATTTAGTAGCTAATATATCAACTCCACTACCAGTAAATCTAGGTAATTCAATCAATTGTTGTTGATTGTTCTGTTGTTGAGTTATAAGGTTTAGCAAACCTGTAGATTCTCTGTCATTGTAGAATACAGCTGTATCAAAGTTTTCAGGGAAATAGTGATAATCATACTCATTGCTGTATCTCCTAACATCAAGTCGATACGAGAAGTCTTCGTACATTCTTGTGTTGTAGTTCTGCTTCACAGGTACCTCAATAATCCAAGGGTACAGTGTTCCGTAGTATACTTGGAACGTTTGATTACTACCAAGTAAGTGATTCCAAATACCTGAATTAGAACCGAAATTAAGTCCTGAAGAGAAGTAGTTATTGTGAGCTACATAATAGTTAGGTAAGAACGAGTGGAAAGACACCCATGACTTTGTAATAGGACTATACGATACAGTCCAAGAAGCAGAGTCAAATATGTTTGGATGAGTTTGTGGGTGTACTAAAGTCGGTCCTTCGCAGAACGGAGATGGAGAAAGATACCAAAAATCTAACTTTTCTTTATCATCTTCGTATCTAACGTCAATTGTGATAGACCCTCCTGGTACACATGGAAGTGTTTCTTTAGGTCCATCGTATATAGTGATACCTGATTTTACTTTGGCATCTAGCTTGGTGACGAATAATCTTGAGTATCTATCATCCCATACCATTGATATGCCTAATCCTTCATATGGATTGTCTATCATATTGTCTGATATGTTAGGGAACTGTTTCTTTATTCTAAATGGAAGATTTTCTCTAAACCAATTACCTAAGCCATTCTGAGAAATCTCTTGCATACCTGCACCTCCTGGTTGAACAGAGTATACTCTGCCTCTCTTGGCATCAACCCAAAAATGTCCGTACTGGCAAGTGGCAAACGCTGTGTGTTGAGTTCCTCCGTACCCTAGGTCTGATTTAAAGTACTCTTGGGGTCTATTTGCAAATATACCTGCATTACCAACCAAATAGTCATCGGTTGTAGCTTGGATAGTGCTGTATGCATTAAATACTACCACACCATTCTCAAATAAACCTAGAACCTTAGCAGACTCTATACTATGCAGGGCTTTCAAAGGTCCGTACTTGCTACCGAAATCGTAGAAGTTATTAGCCAAAAAGACTCTGTAATTATCTAAGAGGTCTTGCTCGTTTGTATCAGGCAATGAGTAGATAGTTCTATCATAATGGTCAAATCTACAATTAAACTCTGCTGGGTCATAATTATCAGGTAAGTACCTGTATCCAACTCTATCATTCTCAGTAGAGTATACATTCCAGTAGAAATATTGATTGTCTTCTCTAATAGGTACTACACTTTCTTGAGTCCAGTTATAGAAGTCAGACTGAGCAGGATAATATCCTTTGTCTGTTTCGTTCTCTCCGTATCGGAAATCTAGGTTCATGGCTGACTCTACCATAAATCCTGGTATACCGTAATAGTACAAGTAAAACTTGGACGGAGGAACAATATATTTGTTACCTTTCGAGAAACAATCTAACTCATAGTCAGACACCATATTAGGTATACTACCTAGACTTGTGCTTTCATCCCTCTCACTCATTCGGTAGTTTAAGTAATACTTAGGATACCCAATATTTCTAACGTCTTGATAGTTAAAAGGTATGAGGTCAGGTAAAGAATTGTTACCATCTATCATAGGTGCTAAGAAGAATGGGAACTTTCTTTTTATGTAGAATCTATTGATGAATGTATCTCCTCCATAAACTATATCACAAGAGTTGTCTGTTCCCAACTTGCCACAGTATGAAGTGTATATGTATCTCAAATCATTTATGTTTCCATGCTGATTTGGGATAAACTGCTTTAATGAGACATAAGGAGATGCAATACTTCTAGTAGTTTCTGGTGTTCTATCCCCTACATTTACACAAGTGTGGTCACTAGCTGCATATCTACTATTGTCTCTATTTCTTATAGCGGCAGGTGGTTCTAAATTAAATGAGTAGTTAAAGTTAGAATCTTGTTCTAAAGTAGATTCTACTTCGGAACCTAGACTTAAGAATACAGAAGACTCTCTAAAGGTATTGTTTATGACAGTAGGTTGACTGTCAAATGCTTCGTCTATTCTGTATCTACCATCTTTAATATACAGTCTTTCTTTTAGTCCTCTAAGCTTATCTCCCACCAGTCCATAAGTATTGAACTCATCGTTGTTTGCTCTAGAGAATTGATTGTAATATCCTACTGAGGAATAATAGTAAGCAAAGTTATGTCGCTCTCCTCTATTGTAAAATATTTCTTCCCACTCCACTCTTCTTCGTCTACCTGCAGGTATAGAACTCGCCACAGCAGAACCAGCAAGTATGGCCCAAGCTATCCAAGCTGCTACCTTACCAATAGGTATCACACCTCCTGAAGCTTGTTGGACCTGTATAAAAAGTTCTGTACTCAATGCAAGAACTTCAAAAGACGTTTCTGTAGCCGCTAGTATCTTGGCCAACCTATGTGCTCTTGGTGATAGTACTGTGAAGACAGGGTGATTCTTTACAGCCACAAACGACCCTCTACTCTGCCCCGTAAAGTGAGACTCCACATACATTTCAAAAGGTAGTATAGGCTTATCAAAGCTAGTCTCAGGAGAGTGGAAAGTATATTTGTAGTTAGATTTACGAGCTGCCCCAGCTCTTGAATTCCTAAAAGGGTGGGGGATGTATTCAGTTCTGTCTTCGTCTTGATACAATAACTTGTTGTTAGAAAGGTCATTGTAAGGGAAATTACTAAACCAAGCATTATTGTCTGTGTTAGAGTCTTCTGTAGAAAACTCATACTCAGGATACTGATACATATCATACAATAACCCTTTGGCTATAACAGACCTATCAAATTTAGTATCCCCTCTAAATATTTCGTAGTGAGTTATAGAATCCCTAAACTCTTGATTTATGTAATTATTATTTACAGCAATATCAAGGAAAGCCTCAATTACTTCATTATCCAAGTGTAATCCAATAGGGAATATATTGTTTTTTCTGAATGGTATAGCATCTTGGTCAAATGCAGGTGCTGTGTTGAAGTCAGGGAACTTGAAGTGCCTAATTGGCTTACAACTAAAGTCAGCAGCATCTGATAATACGTAAGGCTGTCCTGCAGCAGGGGCACCATTTGTAAATACGTTTTGGAACTCAGTCCTGATATCAGGTGGGATGTCTGCCTCGGTAATCACCACGCTTTGACTATCATACAAGAAATTATTGTTTGGATAGTTAAGGGTAGACTCCCAATATGAGAAGTTACCATATTCAAATGGTACAGGATTGCAAACTAAGTCTTCATACACTTTAAAAGGGCATCTAGTCTCAAATACACAAGTTTTCTCTAGGTTTATTGCAAGTTCTCCCCCATTTATCAATTCTATCTTGTCTATTGGAGGATAATCAGCTTTTATATTTAACGTACCCCAAGTACCTGAAGCATAAAAATACTGTTTTGTATGATTAGCCTGTAGACCAGCAGAGCCTAACCCTGCGCCACCATAGTCTGACCTATTGTTCCGTCCCATATGAGTGACTGAAACAAGAGGTGTGTCCACTGCGACTATTATTTCGTCTACACCATCAAACATAGTAGGGTTATCAGCTAAGTGGATAACTATTTTATTTATATCTCCATCAGGTATTCTTCCACCAGAAGCCCTTCTTGAGCCCATTCTATACAAAAAAGAATTTTGGTCTATGAATGGGTCGTTACCTGTATATCCTCCACATCTTTCCCAGACAGTATTAGTGTTGTCTATATTAGGTATGGTATGGGCAAACGCATCAGTATAATCAATATCACAATTTTTATATAGGGAAACTCTAACAAAAGCAGGATACCACAAACAATCTTTTTTGTTTTTAGCCTTTGGTCCGTTTGCTATATCGGATAGTGATATAACCAAAGTGGGTTTTGTTTTATCTACTTTTATTTTGAAGAATATCGCATTCCTACCTAGAAATCCCTGATTAGGTAAAGCTGGGAATGGGGTAAAGCTTGTTAACGCTCCCCCTATAAAACTTCCACTAGACCCTCCCGACCAAGAAATAGACTGATTCTTAGTGAAAAACCCACCTTCAAAAATGTCGCCTTTTTGATAACAATTATCTTTTTTTATTCTATCGCCAAGAGGTTCTCCTGTTAATACATCTATAGGAAAAGTTATATTACCTGCATTGAATGGTTGATTTGGAAATTTTCTAAACCAATTATGAGGAACTTGAGTGGGATTTGTACCTATTACTCCTGGTGCTGCAAGACTTCTAAACGGAAGCTCTTCTGCTGTTCTAGATATGAAGTCAAGTGCTCCCCCAAATCCTGCAGGCAACGTGTTATCTACTAGTTGTATGATTTGATGATAAGGAGAATTTGTATCTAAAGGAATAGGTGTGTCTGGACTTGTAGAAAAGTTATCGGTGTTTATATCCAATTCAGGAAATAGTGGAGATATGTGGAAAGTATATGGATATGTTCCTTCTCCTTCGTAATTTGTAGCTAGAAACTGAGCATCATCACAGCTGTCTTTACCAAACAAAGATTTAGTTCTTTTAAAAACAAAATCGTGTTTATTGGTGTCTTTTCTATCTGCTACCCAAAATTCGTACTCATCAGTTTCATTTTCAGGGTTATCGGGGTCAGGGCCGTACTTAATCGCATTATCTTCATTGTCGTTTTTAGGGTCACCCTCACTATCAGTCTCTACAAAAGAATCTACATCAGGTGTAGGGGGTCTTGATATGTCTTGGCATTTTACAGGAACCTCATTTAGTTCAGGTGTAGCTCCATTAATTTCGTCAAAAGACAAAAAGTCTACGATTTCATCAGAAGGACTTAAATCATCTAAATCACATCCTTCATCAAACAAGCTCTCTGGGGTATCTGGGTCACAACAAACCACTTCTCCCTCTTTTAGCCCACCTTCTTTATAGCTATCTTTTAGTAAGAAAGCTAATATAGCTTTTTCTGCAGGTGTGCCAAGCAGATAGGCTCTTTCAATATCTTCCTGCCTGTCATTTACAAAGTTAAAGAAAGTAGTATAATCATACTCGTCTTCATCTACATCTATTACTATAGGTGCGTTAGCTTGATTTATTCTAATAGAATTATCTCCTATTCTATCAGTAACACAAATTCTTTCTACAAGTTTGTAGACTGTAGTGAAGTCTGCAGTTGAGCAGTTAGCGTTGGGAATCGGGCCTAAGTTAGTGGCTGTATTGTAGAACTGCCACTTATAAATTCTTTCTTCGTTTGCACATCCATTATTACCGTTCTTTAAAACAGAATAAACATCGTTTATCCAAGGACTAGTTGCCAAATTAGTTCCATATGCAGGTAAATCAAGCTCTAAAGCTTTCTTAGATGAAGCGTTTGCAATTGCTTGTATAAGAGTCGCTCCATGTGTTGCATGGTGACTATCAAAATACTTATCACCAAGGTCTGTAGCTACTCTAGGTATTAGTGGGTATACTGGAGTTTTGTATCCTTGGTTAGTAACGAATCTAATACCGAAAGGCACTACTTCATCCCTCATGTACCCCTTAAAAGAACCTGTGCCTCTAGTAGTTTTGTATAAGCCTTCTTCTGAAATAGCTGTTCTCCATTTTGCAAACTGCCCCATAAAGTTGACAACAGGTTGCAAGTTAGGGTCAGGGCGAGCCTCAAGGTCAGAAAAGAATAATTGATTGTTTGCTTGCGTTACTGTTTTAGCTGTTAGGTAGTCAGGTAACTCTCTTACTAGTTCTCTAGCATCTATAGGTTGTAACTCTTGACTTCCTGAGTAAAGTAATTCACTAGTAGACGTTGGGAGGATATCTACTACAAAAGCATTCTCTGCTCCATCCACAGCGTTTCGCTGTAATACTGCTACTTTATAGTAGTCAAAAGATGGGTCTAAATTATTTATCTTTAGTTTTATAGATAAATTAGTTAGAGTGTCTAATTCAAATTGTTGATAAACTTCTCTGTTTTCATCGTTTATAGAACAGGCACCCGAAGCAGCAACATAGTTATTTACGAGGTTACCTTGGGAGTCACAGTACCCTGCAAAGAAAAGATACTGACCGTGCCTTGTTTTACCTCCTACAACACTACCAAGAATATCTATGCAAAGTTTCTCACTACTTGGTAAAATATTTAGTTTATCGCAGTTAAAACAAACAGTTACTTCCTTTCTACCGCAATCACAGGCGGGGTCTGTGTCGTCATCACAAAATACAGTTTTCTTATTATACTGCTCAGGCTTTGCAACTTCTACTCGTCTTCTAGGGTTGAGGTCATCTGTGAAATATAATACATCCCCACATTTTTCTTGTTTGATTATTGAGGATATAGGATAGTTAACATTGAAACCTAGGCACCCTGCCCCTTCGGAACTTCCTTGACAGGGCTTGGTCCCATGGTCAGCTATTAATGTCACATAAGTACAGGTAGCAACTTGGGCTACGCTTTCTAACCCACTAGAAAGTAAAGATTTAATGTCGCAGTCGCATTCTTGTATTGTGTCTGTGAAAGATATTTGATTCTCGAGGTCAGCTATATAACCTATTTCAGACTCTCTAGTAGTTGGATTAGTTAAAAAGAAGTATGTCCTTTCCCCTGTGTTGTCATGCTGTACCCCAATAACGTGAAACCCCTCAACAAACTTAGAGCAAAGAATATTACTTTCTTCGTTCTGTAAGTTAACAGAGTCTCCGTCTTGACCTTGAAAATTAGCGTTGAGGGCATGAATATATGAATTTTCATTTAAGGACGTTACGTGAATGTCCTTATTCATGCCTTGTTTAGCTACTCCGACTTCTCTTTGTGGCTTCATTAGAATCTAAATGGATTTGGATTTTGGAATGAACCGTAACCAGCAGCAGGTCCTGAAGCATCATAGTTCGATTTGATTGAACCTAAGTTAACATCATACTTGTGCATTCGGAATCTATTAGTCCCCATTGCTCTAAATAGAGCAACCATATCAATATTAGATGTGTCGGCTTTTGCTTTTGGTTCTAAGTCTCTTTCAAACTCAAAGAATGCTTTGTATATTCCCTGTTTGTTAGGGCTGTCATCAGATAGCATAGCATCTTCAAGTATTTTTCTTTTTACGTGGTACTCTAAGTATTCTTCTAGGTAACCATTCTTAGTAACAGGAATCACTGGTAGACAGTCGTCATCCATCGGGATGCCGTAGTACTGTAGGTAGATAGTCCCTTTCTTGAAATTAGCGTACACTGTCTTACCCTTTATGTTTATAGAGTAAGGACTGTCTTTTACACTTCTATTTATGCAGTTAGTCTCACACTGACTTCTTATAAGGTCTTTACCTAATCTTACATAAACGGGATTCTTGTAGTAGAAAGACATCTTTGTATTTTCTAAATAAAGATTTTCAACTATTCTTTCTACGCAGTCTCCTTCCTTACATTGTGGGGTACATTCTTCGCAAAGTCTATCTTCAAAACATTTTAGTTGCTCTCCATAGATTCGAGACTGTACTCTAGAAAGGTCGGAGTCTTTAGGTATAGATGCAAAGTCAGGCTCACAAAATACTGCAAGAACTAAAGAAGAAAAGTTTTCAGGTACTTCTCCCCTATAATCAGAAATATGGATAGTTCTTTCGTACTTATCCATAATGTTTCTGCCAAAGTTCTTTAACTTCATATACACCCACCTAGCAATAGATGCTTCATCCACAAGATGTGGATTATCTTTGAAGTAATTACCAGCAGTAATATCAGCGATGAACTGTTCTAGTGGGGTGTAGGCATTTTGTTCCATTACCGATTATATTTTTTACGTTGTCATAGTGGCAAAGGTACTGTGCTCCATCAGAACAGCGGTCTCTCCACTTTTTCTTTTGTTTTCTAGTTAGTTCAAATGATAGGCCACCAGGAAATAATCTATTAAATAGTTTTCCAAAGAACTGAGTGTAGTATACTAGTCCTCCTGTTTGGAATGTGGTTTGATTCGTTAAAGGTATTTTTACCCTCTTATTGTATGCAGGGAAACAAAAGTACCCTAAACCATCTAAAACTACTCCATTTGGTTGCTCCACCATGATGTCTCCTACTAACTCAAAGAAGTCATCTCTTATCTTTCTCCATTCTTGGGTAGTGTACCTACCTTTCAAGTCAGGATTATCTCTCATCACATTCCTTGCAAAATGTTTGTCTCCTAGGACATTTACTGGTTTACCCCAGGATGATGCTTTCCTATCTCCTCTTTTAAATTTACTCATACTACTTCGACCTCATACCAGGACCCATCTTCTGATTAGAATCTAAGTCAGAATTTTCATCAGCAGGTATTGATTTATATGTTGTAGTTATATGTTGGATTACTTGGTCCTTCACTGTAGAGATATATTTGTTTGGTATAACAATATCAAATTCATACGGGGTAGCACAAGCATCTACCTTCTGCCCACATTCAGTAAAAGACTCTGCTTCTAATTTATCTGTGAACAAGGCGTTAACGGTTACAATTTCAGGAGTGCTGCCTACCACGTACAAATAGCCATTTGCTAAGTAGAAGTAACTAGCAGCATTTTGGAATTTTCTTTTTTGCTGAGTTTTAAAATCAGCAAGGGTTCTTAGTCTTTGGTATTCAGTTTCACCTGTGATGTTGGAAACTGATATAATGATAGGACCTATGGAAGAATTGAATATATCAGGAAGCTTGCAAGTAGTTCTCATTATCTTATCACACTTTCTAAACTCTGCTATCTCACACTTGTCAGCTCTTATTCGTTCCATCTCTACACAAGTCACCTCAGTGAAGATAGAACTATCTCTGAATACGTCTCTTAAAGGTCTTTGGGATAAAATATAGCTAGTATAATCTTTAGCTAGAGAGTAAATATACCTATCGCTAACACGGTCATCCTTATTTATGGCCTGGATAGAGTTACTTACGTCTGATATGAACTGATATATAGTCATTCTTCTAATTTAATAAATATATATGATATAACCAAATTTCTTACAAAAACAAAGAGGGCTCCAAGAGCCCTCCTGTTATGGGGGAAAACCAACCAAAACCCCTCATTATTCATCAATTCGATAAGCTACAAAGCTATCAAAGTATATTTTATAGTTTTTAGCACCCGTTAATCCAGAAACTTCTACCTGTCCTGGAGTACCAGAGGTTGTACCATTTATTGTTAGAGTCATTGTTTCCCAAGCACTATCAGTTACATTTCTAACTGTGAATGGGTATGTTTTGTCTCTGCCAGAGCGATACCCAGCAGGAAGAGTAAATAACTGACTATTAACCCCTGCAGCACTGTCTACAACCCCTCTAAACTCTACTCTCTTGTCCCCCCTTAATCTAAAGCCAAGTGCTGTAGTCCCTGATGAAGTATAATCAGCGTTTGCGAATGCTGGTGAAGCTCCTCCGAAAGCATTGACTGCGGTGAAACTTTCATCTTGAGGTAAGACATCGTAAGGTAATGTACCAGTTTGGTCTAAGTCGGGTACAAACTGTACGTCCCAAGAGGCTCCATCATAGTATGCTGTAATAGTATGATTTTTGTTTCCAAGTACGCTAGGCATTGTAGAACCGAAGATACTGATAACAACAGGAGAATTTAGTGTTGCATCAGCTAAGTATCTAAATGTAAAGGTCATACCTTCTACTGGTGTACCTGATACTGTAAAAGAGTGGTTACCTACTGGAGTCACAGGTGCTGAAGAATATATCCTGTAAGAAGTAGTTCTAGACTCTACATCTAGGTTAAAGGTGTTACCTCCACTTACTATTTCAAAACTTTCTTGTTTTTTTATTAAAGGCATTTCTTATGATTTATAATGGACTATTGTCATAGTTTGTGCTACTATGTTACCTGCTGAAGCAACATCTGCTAATTGGATTTCTATATCATTAAGTATAGTGAAATCAATTGAAGACATTGCTTCTGGTGTACCAGCTGCATCAGTACAGGGGATGGCATAATTTGGTAAATAATCGTAGGCAGCTCTTAGTGAAGTAGCTGTTTCTTTATTTACCTCTACGGCTAATGTACTGGAGCTACTTCTACGTAATTTTATATCTAATCTAAACAAAGCTTCTGATTTTGTGCTTTTTGCTAAAAATGTTTGGAGAGAGGGTAGTCTTCTAACTAAATCTCTACCCCCAAAACGTAACTTTACTGCATTGCCATCAAGAGTGAAAACTCCTCCTGAAGGTCCTGTAAATAAGACTCTTATGTGTAAGTACTCTCCATCAGCATCTAAAGTGTTCGCTGGTAGCGGGTATTCAAAACCAGAAGCCGTTGTAAAAGAAGTAGAAGTTGAGGCTTGGGGTGTGAAATTTGTGTACAGGATAGCCATATTATCAGCACCATCCGTACCATTCGTACCTGCAGCACCAGTTGCACCTGTGGCACCTGTAGCCCCTGTGGCTCCCGTGGCTCCCGTTGGACCTGTAGGACCCGTTGGACCTGTAGGGCCAGCAGCACCCGTAGCACCTCTTAAATCTCCTGTAGAAAAAGATGTACCATTGCTGTAGTTAAATGTTAAAATACCAGTACCAGCTGCATAGGAGGTAGAAGCCACTCCTACCCCTGTAGCCCCTGTTGGACCTGTTGGCCCAGCAGGGCCTGTAGCACCTGTGGCACCAGTCGCTCCTGTAGGTCCAGTAGGTCCTGTAGGACCAGCGGGCCCTGTTGCACCTGTGGTTACATTTGCACAAATAGTATCTACAATTGTTTTTATAGCACTATCATAGTATGTCCCTGCAGGGATAGTCTTTACTCCACAAACATTCAATGCGTTTGTGAGTCTAATGCATTTATCATCAAGTAAATGACTGCATCCTAGACTACCACAATTACATCCTGTCTTACAGCTTGAACTACTGCAAGTACAACTACTGCAACTTGAACTACAACTGCTACAAGTGCAAGTACAACTGCTACTACTGCTACAACTCATTTTTCTTCTTTTTCTAGTTTAGGTAGATTCTGTAGTTGATTTAAAATTGTAATTACTTTTTGAATAGGGAAAGTGTCTTGCTTACTATTTAGTATTACTAATTTTATATCATTCATCAGATTGTTATCTATAATAAATTTTTCCATTGGTTTTTATTTATCTTAATTAGATAGTGTCCAACTAACTATTAGATTATCGGTAGGAGTCAATGTTTGACTTACTTGCCATCCTACCACAAGTAAATTGGTACCCTTAGCTATACCTCCTGTAGGAACCGTAAATTCTTTTCTAAAACAGGTTGTGTACATGCTTCCTATCTGAGCAGTTTCTATATCATAGTTAGGAGTCTCAGATGCTTCTACTAACTGAGTTATTGCTGTGGCAGGTGATGCACAAGCTGTAAATCCTACAGCAACTTTACCGTTAATTTGAACATTGTTTGTATTTGTAAACGTACCTGTAAGGACTAACTTGGCTCCTGCTGCAATATCAAAAGGAACAGGAATACCTGCCATTCTTTGGTCTGAAGCATTACTGAACGCTGTTGGTGCAGAGTCAAGTCCCTCTGTGTAAATATTTTGGTCCCACAAGTTTACCCCTGTAGCTACCTCACCAGCCCATCTGTACTCATCATCAGAAGTGATAGGGAAGTCGTTAGTGCCATCAGTTGCAAAAAACTGATTAGAGGCAATGTGACCTGCCTTACTATTCAAAGCTAAAAGAACTGTGTTAAGGTCCTGGCAATTTAGATTGTCACCAATATTAGGTAAAGCAGATGTAACGGTAATACATCTATCGGGTAATTTTATTTTACAAGGCGTACATACACTATTATCACAATAACAAGTATCGCAATTTTGTACAGTTACTTCATTACAAGTTTTACAAGCCATTTTATTATTATTTTATGATGAGCAACAAGTGCAAAGTTTTGAGATAATAGCATTTAACAATTCTTCTAAGGTTGCAGGGTCTGGGTCACAAGTCCCACTAAAACAACCAATAGGAATGTTTATATTATCAAAATTAAGAGTAGGAATGTATTGTAAGTCATCAAAATCAGGTAACTCATCTAATGTTGTTTTTATCGTGCAAACTTCTGAAGTTAGTTTGTTCAAAACTTGGATGGGAGTGATGTCAGCATCTGCTGTAGGAGAGTAGTCAAGGCATCCTTTGACGTATGGTCCCCCAGTAGCACCTGAAATGTCTCCTGCCATGTCTACATAAGTCTTATTGATAAGAGCATATATGTCTGTTATGGCTGCATCTAAGTCAGTACAAGTCTCTCCTGCTAAACTAGAAGGTGCGATGAAGTCATGTTCTACATTCACACAAGTAGCATAGATAGATTGCCCACAAGTATCGCTATATTTATAACTATTACAACTCATTTTTTATTTTTTTCTAGGTATATATTCATTTCTTCCAACATGCAATCGGTCACTTTGTAGTCACAGTCAAGGTCTTGACAGATAATACTTTCCATAGCCTTTACTACGAAGTAATCAGGTATGTTGAAACTATACTCCATATCAAAGATATATTTATGAAGCAAACCATCAGACTTGTTCTGATAGTGCCTCTGTATCTTTTCGTAGATAGAGTCTTGGGTATTAATATGACGTTGTAGTGTGTCCATTTCCGCAGTCTTCTCCGCAATCGCAGTTTTCTAAATCTTCAACAATATCTACTGCTAAATCATACTTTCTTTTAGCAGCTTTGATATTTCCAAAAAGCAAGTCAGCCTTGGCTCCTCTAACCATAAACTCTGCTTGCATTATTTTATTTAAACAGCTAGAATCAGGAACGCACTCTAGGTTAAGACCCATAACTTGTTTCTGTATTCTTAATTCTAGCTTAACAGTTCTTAGGTAATTTCTTTCGTAAGAAAATTGAGTACCCTCGCATACATAGATTTTTATCTTGTAGATACCATCTGGAAGGTCAGGTAAATCATCATCACATCCACTGGAACAACCATAGTTCAAAGAGGATGCGTTGTATGTCATCACTTTATTTTTACCGTAAGGATGTGTTACCGCTTTCTTAGAACCAGGAATAGTTACATCTATATACGTAGGCTCATCTACTAGATGTTTCCATACAGATATATCTGCAATAATTAGTGTCCTAGCATCATAGGTAGGAAATACTTCAAAATTTAATACTGGGTCTAATCCACTGCTCATTTCAATAGTTTAATAGTCGTTACTAAGGCTCCAACCTGTAGGAAGTTAAAACCTAAAGATGTCATCCCGACTGACCTCCACCGATACCATTTTCTCACCGCCTTCTCTAGTTTGTCTTCAGTAACATCCGTATACTTTTTGAAACTCTTTTGTAAGTCCGTAGCAATTAATTTTAGAGAGTCTAGGTTTTCCAAAAGTGTTTCGTACTCCATCACAAACATATCAATGTTCCCTACAAGTGCATTGTAGCTTATTGTGAGAGAGTCTTTTATTTCGTTCAATAAAACATTTTCTCTACCTATCTCAAGAAGCCTTTTATAGTCGTCAGCATAGAACATCACATACGTGGTATCATCAGCTTCAAACCTAAAGACCTCCATTGTCTCCACTATATTCGGGGATTCCTGAGAGTATGCTGTCCAAGGGAGTATTGCGAATAATAATAAGAGTAGAATCGGTTTCATAAATGTTTTCAGTTAGTAGGTTTTCAAAATTGGTTAATTCATTATAAATGCTTATTTGCAGACTGTCCATTTTAGACTGACTGCTTTTTATGTCTTTGGTCATTTCAAGAAGAGCATCAAGCTCTTGCTCTACTTTCTTACGCTTGTTGATAATGTCTTGGTCTATGTAACTGTCTTTTGAGTTGCAACCCTTAGTAAACAGTATTCCTATCAAGATACATAGGATAGAAAGACGAAGGAGAAAGTCCAATATCTTGGCTCCTCCACGCTCTTCGAATTTACGTAAAATATTCTTAATATCCAAATTCATTACAATATGTTTTGTATCTGACTGATGACGTTCCTGATTGCATCAAAATCCTCGTCATTTAGCGTTGCACCCATGTGAACGTCAACAGCCAAGAAGATGTAACAGAAATTGTTTTTATTGTGGATTTCCTTTACATGGAAGCAATGAGTTTCCCCGACTTTTTGTGCTACCAATAAAGGACGAAGTAATCCTTTTTTATTCAATTCCTTTACACTTCTCTTAGTTTTGCCATCTTGATATATTTCTTGTACCATATGTATGTATTCGTTATCAAGAGCTTGTTTGTTAAATGTGTGAGTGAATTCTGTAGGGTTAATAATTGTTCCATACAAAAGTCCCTCTGGTTTTACAACAGTTCCACCGTTAGATACGTGAACAAGAACTGCTTTGTTTATGTTTGCTCTATTTTGTAAGAGCCTAGCTAATGTGTCTAGATGTAGTTTTGTAGACACTACCTGACCGAAGTTTGTCTCCTTCCTCCACTTCTTTGGTAGCATATATTTAAAGGCATCGAAGTTTGAGCTTACCACCCCTAGAATTCCACCTACAAAAACACTCAAAAGCCCTATAATGGCTATCCATAATTCAATCATATTTTCTTATTTTATGCTCCGTCATGTGCCCTTAAAAGGCTTAAATTAAAAGATATTGCTTCCGCTGTCAAATCAAAAGTACCTGAACCTTTAAACCTTACATCTAGTTTGTCACCTACTTGTAGATATTTTAAAAATGTTACTGCAAATGCACCTGATGCACTAACTCCTTGAAAAGACCTTATACTTTGACTTTCTGGTACTTCAACATCATTGTGAAATACCCCAGTTTCTACATCTACATTATTTTGGCTAACTGATACCGCAAACGCCCCGACAAATTGATATGTTCCTGGTATTTTAATTACAAAGCTATCTCCATAAGTACCTACTGGTGCTTCATAGTCGATATTATAGAACTCACTTCGGTCTGTGTTTTCTAATGGAGTAAAAGATGTAGCATTTATTTCAAAAGTTTGCCCCCCATTTACAGAATACATTTCAGCATAAGCAGTTTGCCTCTCATCTAGAAAATCTAGTAAAGAGGTATACTTACTGCTAACAGTGCAAGTGCCATCAGTTATCCAAGTTTTTGGTATTACTATGTCTTTGTTTCTGTGTGGCATTATTATAAATTATTTAGCCCACTATGCTCATTATCTATCTCATAACCAGCATCAATAGCTTCCTGTTCTGTAAGAGCAGTGATACCATCTAATACATCTCCTGTATCAAACATCTGTGGTTCATCATTCCATGCAAGAACATATGTTGGATTGCCTGAGTTAGGAAACCAATCAAAAGCATATAAAGATGTACGCTCACTTCTTGGAGGAGCATTC